CTTACCGTCCCCCACACTGTAAAACCGCGCGTTTCCGCCCCTATCGCATGGCCCTATGTGCAAGCCTGCGAAAGGCCTAGCCTATTGGCTGCTCTATGGGGCGTAGCAGCGGCTCGGGTCGTCGCGCACGCAGCCCATGGGGCACGCTGCCTTGATCGCCTGCAAGCAGCCGTTGGGGCAGGCCGTGCATGCGCTCCACTTCGTACCGTCGCACGTGCTCGTGCCTGCGCATGGGCTGCCGTAGCTCGTGCCGCATCCGTAGCTCTCGCCTGCAACGCATATGGCCAGCCCACCGGAGGCGCCGCCTGCAGCAGGCATCGCTCCACCTGCACCCATGGGCATGGGCGTGCCGCCGGTGCCAACGACGCTCGCACCGCCTGCGCCTAGCAGCCCGCCTGCCCCCTGCCCTGCGCTGCCCGCACCTCCGAACGCGCGAACCCCTCCGGCCCCAAGAGCTCCACCCGTGGCAACCGCCCCGCCTGCGCCTAGCTGGATCGATCCACCAACGCCAATCGCGAGAGCTCCGCCCGTTTGCGCCGGCGTCGCCCCTCCAATGCCGATCGGCGCAGGTGCACCTGCGTCAGCCTGAGGCGCATCGGGCTCGCCTGCTGACGCCTCGGAACGAAAGTCGGCGCCCCCGCAACCTGCCAGCAACAGAGCCCCGATCGCCGCTGCCATTCTCGCCATCCCCGAAGCTTACGCTCCTGGTGCCCGAAGCGCAACGGCGTCACCCAGCGTCACCCACCGCAACCCAGTGCAACCGGCCGAAGATCGGCGTCTCGGAGCTTTGCCTATTGTGCGGCCGTGTAGGTTGCGTTACGCGTCATAACGCCCGAGGCGCTTGCGCATCGTCGCGGCAAAAAGTACCAAAAGTGTCCAACCCGACTACCAGGCCCAACACCTCACACTTGACGCGTGAGCGCGAAACACGTACGCGTAAAACCACGCGTTGCCTACACTTTTCGCTCTTACGTTTCCGTCCGCCACACCCGTAAGCTCTCCCTAGCGCCTCTGGCACTTTCCCTGCACACGCCCCGAAAGACCCCTAACCCATGAGCAAACCGCCTATGAACTTTCCCGCAACTGCAGCAATCCGCCAAGGCAACCCCAATCACACCATGTCTTTCCGCGTGTTCGACGACCTGCACCAACTGATCCATGACGCCGCCGAGGCGAAAGGCGTCAGCGCCGCTAACGGCATGCGTCGTGTCGTAGCCGAGTGGGCCGCCAGCGTTATGGGCGTCGACGTGCCCGATCTCACGATCTACGAACACGTTGACGTCGTTGCCGCAGCCGCAAAGAAGTTCAACATGAGCTCCCGCGAGCTCACCGCCTTCGCCGTACGCGAATTCGCCAAGAGCGTTCTCAGCTCCGACGGTACGATCCCGTTCGTGCCCAAAGACGGTCAGGCGATCGCCGCAGCGCAGTCGCCATCGGTGCCGCCAACGCAGCCCCGTCGACGCAAGCTGCACCGCAAGCCCTAGGCCGGGCTCTTCGCAGCGTCTGGCGCCGGCGCGTGCGTCTTCGCGATCTCTGTCGAGGTACGCCGTCGACTCTGCCGGCTCCACGTCATGCCAGCTTCCCGCACGCACGACGCGCATAGCGCGGCTCGATTGCCGTTGCACGTCGTAAAAAAGACGAGTCCTTTCAAGTCAAACGCGGTTTGCCCGGTGTCGGACGCTTCCGGTGCCGGGCTCCCGCATGCGCAACACGTGTCTTTCACTTTTGCATTCCCTTCCGTTCGAAACACACACGATACGGCACCAAAACGCCACAGAGAAGGACTGACCGGCGGGCCTACGCGCTTTCCGCAACCCGATCCTGTGGCATGACCGGCGTTGCTCTTGGGGGGCGCACACCTCGGCGCTCGATCGCGGGCGTCTCGGCAAGGATCCGCAGTGATGCTTCGCGGTGCACGTTGCCGCGCGCCATGCCCTCACGCAGGCCCCACACGAACCATGCGTACTCGGTCGCATCGGTTGCAGCAGCTCGTGCGCAACGCCCGATCCCGCACGACACGCAAGCGTCTGCGTCTTCAGCATTCCACGGGACTAGCCACTTGAAGCCGCACGCCTTGCATCGCATAGAGTGCGCAAAGCTCGGACGGTTCGGCAGCACGTACACGTCTGGCGTGTGCTTGCGCAGCCAGGCCGATCGCCCCGAGCGCTCGCCCGAGCCGAGCCAATTGAGCCGCAGCAGCAGTGCAACGCATGACGCTTCGCTAACGGCCTTTTGCGCGATTGGGAAGGCCTGATCGAACGGCGGGTTGGTGATGATCACGTCGGCGCCCTCGAAGGGCTGCGCCAAGTAGTCGCACGGCGCATGAATCCGATCGGCGTCGATCAGCTCGTTAAGAGCGTTGCCGCACGTTGCTTGGAGCTCGCAGGCGTACCACGTTGGAAGTTGCGGCTTGTCGTTGCCGGCCGCAGCCGCGTTGACGGCTGCAATGATCGCACCTTCGCCCGCGCACGGCTCCAGCCACACGCCGCCGGGCAAGGGGCACGCTTCGAGCAAGCGATGGACGCACCAGGGCGGTGTGGGATAGGCGTCGTGCGCGATGCGATCGGATCCGCGGTTGGTTGCGCTCACGGCCCGAGCATCCTTCCCGTGAGCAGCATCAACCCGAGCAGCACGAAAAGCGTGATGTTGACGCGCCACCAGCCCCAACGCTTCTCGGCCGCCGTCAGCGCCTTGTACTGCAAGATGTACGCGCATGCGACGAACATCTGAAACGCAAACGGCAGCGCGAAGTACGCCGACAAGCAGGCCAAAAACGCTCTCATCAGTGCCACCTTTCGCTTTCCTCAACATCGATCGGAAAGCTCGCAGTGAGCATAACGCCCGAGCTTCCAATGTCCACGGGCTGCTCGAAGATCTCGCGGCACGTCTCGCCGACGCATGACGCATCCTCGCGAGGCGTCTCGAATACGCCCGAGTCGTGCACCTGCGCCACGATGCGAGTGCGAGGCGATCGGCGCGCCAATGCCTCCACGATCAGCGGAAGCCGCAGGTTCATCACGTCGGCCGCACCGCCCTGGATCGGGAAGTTGGCGCACTCGGTTGGGGGAGGATCGTGCCCGAGCCAACGGCGCCGCCCCAAGATCGGGCTCTCGGTGTACCCCGTGCGCACGGCGTCGAGCCATCGTCGGTGCTGCCACTCGAAGTAGCCCGCAAACCCCGTGCGCAGCTTCCGAAGCATCGCCTGCACCATGGGCAGCTTCACGTGCTCGCCTTCGGGCGTTGCGATGATCCGCGCCCACACCGTCTCAGCCTCGGCCATGTAGCACACGGCAAACCCAGCCGACTTCGCAAGCGTGCGATACGCCTTGCGCCCTGCGCCTTCTGCCCGAAGGAATGCGTCGGCGAAGATCACCTCGGCGTTAGCGGCGTGTAGATCTTTGGAGTTGCAGGCGTTGATCATCGCCTGATCGCCAGAGGCGTATGCAGCGATCCGCATCTCTAGCTGTTTAGCGTCGAACGCCACGAGCACGCACCCGGGCCGCGGGAGGTACAACCCGCGGATCCCGCCCGAGACGTACTTTCGCGTCTTCGGATCGTCCGACGTCCAGATCACCGTTGGGTCGTTCTCGAGACGCGGCAGGTTCATCAGGTTGGGGCCTTGGCAGCTCCACCGCCCGCTCACCGCGCCGTAATTCTGCCAACCCGGGTGCACGCGCAGGTCGGGCCCGAGATGGATCGCTTCGATGTACGTGCTGCGCACCTTGCGTGCTCTTCGCCACTCCAAGACACTCAACGCAGCAGCGCGCAGCTCGGGCCGGGGCGAGGCCGCAAACGTGCGCATCGTGTCGACGCCGAGCGACGGCCGACCCGTCTTCACCGATATGGCCGCAGCCGCAACGGGCGCCCCCAGATCTCGGAAGAAGGCAACGTGCAAATCTTTCAGCCCGAACCCGCCGGTTTTGGTGCGTTTGATCGGGCGTCCTACGGCCTTGTCGGCCCGGTCGCGTGCGTCGGCCTCGGCTGCTCGCAGTGTCTCGGCGTACGTCCGAGCGAGCGCCACGTCGAACCCAAACCCCGCCTGTGACATGGCGGTGCAGATCGCAGCACCCCGCTTGTCGGAGGCGTAGACTTCAGCGACGCCCATCACGCACCGCCGAGCACCAGCGCCCGCAACGCGTTCAGAAACGACTCTTCGGCAATCGCGTGGTGCGTAGCTGCGACATCTTCGTCGAAGGCAAGGTTGTCGGGCTGGCGCGTGATCGCCCGCAGCATCTCGCCAATGTGAAACACGGCAAGCGCAACGTAACGGCGTGCGTCCAGCTCCGAAGGCGTCATTGTGGATCGTCCCAGTTGTACGTGTCGGCGTTGCGTGTCTCGTCATCGCGCTTCAGGTGCCAGCCAACCCACACGCCAAACGCGTACGCAAAGGCCGGCAAGAGCCGGAGGATCCAGCTCATGCGGCCCGAGCCTTTCGCGGCGGCAGCTCGCGCCCCATCGCATCGATCAGCCGATCGAGGATCGCCGCTGCGGCTACCGAAAGCCCAGAAACAGGATAGATCCAACCCGGCCGAATGTTGGACACGTCTTGCGCCCAATCGATCGCGCACGTGTCACCGCGCTTCTCGTTGCACTCGGCGCAGCAAGTGATCAGGTTGCTCTCGTGATTGGAGCCGCCGCGCGAGCGCGGGAGCACGTGATCGAGCGTTGCTTGGCGCCACGACGTGCGGGTTGCGCCCTCACGAATCAGTACGTCGCGGATCGCCGGAAGTTGGCTGCTCTGCAGCATGGCCACATCGTGCGAGCACCACACGCACCGCCACCCGTCGCGCTCATAGATCCGCCGTCTCTTCTCGTCGCGGATCCAGTGGTGCCCCTGCCCGCGGTTGCCCGCGTTTGCGCCTCGGGCCATGCGTCAGCTCCACGTTGTGTCGGGATCAGGCTTGCGCTGTTGCCCCGCCGGCGGCTGTTGCACGACCTGCGCAACACCAGATCCGGACGTCGCTCGTGCAAACGCCTCGATCGTGAAAGCGCGCAGCTTGATCAGCAGGGCCGTTTCGAGCGTCGCCGCAAGTGCCGACAACGGCCGTTGCTGCAGGGCCGAGCTATTGTGCGCCCACTGCCCCGCCCGTGCCGCAAACATCCACAGCCTTTGCCTCACCACGACGCACCTTCTTCTTCCTGGCGCAGCAGCTCGACTGCGCCGACGACGATCGACGCAACAGCGTCGGCGAGCACCTTGCCGGTTTGCTTCTCGCAGAGCGCCAACACATCGGCGCGCTTTGGCTCGAGCGCCGGCAGTTTGGTACAGATCTGCCGTGCGATCGCCTGATTCATATGTGTCACTTCGCCACCTGCCCTTTCATGAGCTGCCACGCCAGGATCGTGTACAACACGTCCCGGCCGTTGTAGTGCCAGAGACGCGCGAGATCGGCGCCTCGATCTTCCTGCTCTTTCCACGCAGGCACATCGAGCGCGCAGTCACCGACGGTCGTCACGACGTGCGCCAGGTTCTTCTTCATGTGTCCAGCGATCGCGTGCTGCGCCAGGAGCGTGTCATCCCATTCGGCGATCTTCAGGTTGTAGCGAGCGGCGACGATGTGATCGAACGCAGGCCCGTTGTGCGTCACGACGACGCGGGTACGGAACACCTCGGACACCTCGCGCGCAACGTCAGGCGTCCCGACGCCCCACCACGGCTCGATCCCGTTGTTTTCTCGGCTCCACGGAACAACGACCGTCGTAACCCCGTCCGACACGCCGAAGCACACGAGCGCCGTTTCGGTTGGCCCGAGCCCGACCGTCTCGACGTCGAACGCGATCGGAGCGCCCGGCAGCAGCAGGGCAAGCGCCTGCGTGAGGCTCTCGCGTGTGCGGGCGATCACGAGCGTGCGCGTCGGATGCGCCTCGGGCGGGTGAAAGCCATCGGCGAGCACGCGCCCAACGCGCTCTAGATCCCCTTCGAAGATTGGGCCCCACGCTGACGCCCGCATGACGAAGGCCGGGTGCACGGTGGGGCACACCCACGAACGCGACGCGCCAGGATGCGCGGGGCTCGAACCCGCATCGTCAGATATCTCCACCGCACTGCCGATTGTGCTAGCACCCTGTGCGTCCCCAGCAGCGTGCGCGCTCGTTGCGCTGCCGGTAAGTTTGAATTCGAAGGCGTTCACAGATCCGCGCCATCGCAAGATCTGCGGCTTCTTCGTGAGATACATCGCGCCTTGAAGGCCCCACGCCCCAACGGGCATCACGACGGGCGACGCCGCTTCGCGCAGCTCACGCTGCAGCCGGGCGCGGCACTTCTTCGCCGCTACGGCCATGTCGACCGGCCGTACATCGCAAAGGATCGCGTTCGTCCAATGGATCTCGCTGCGACGAAGCCCGAGGTACTTCAGCCCCTTTTCGAGCATCTTCCCCGATCGACCGACGAACGGGCGGCCCGTTTGCAGCTCGTTGAATCCGGGCGCCTCGCCGACGATCGCCAGTTTGGTGCGGCCGTGCGCCGGCTCGGGCGGAACGCATCTGCGATCCCTTCCCGGGCACGACGCACAAGCTGCACCAGCCGGTTTCATGACGCGTCAGCGTCCTTCTTCTCTTCGATCTTGCCGCCGGCCATGAGCGTCACGATCCGCTCGAAGAAGGCGCGGCTATCGCGCAGCTGCGCCTCTAGATCGTAGGTTTTCGAATATGCTCGATTGCACTCACCGCGGTGCTTGGCGATCTCTTCGTCCTTCGCGCGCAGCTCTGCGGCGTGTACAGCTGCAGTCTTGTCGTACGTGTTTTGAAAGTCGTTGCGCATCTTCGTGATGTACTCCGACACTTCTTTGCTGCGCAGTTCGTTGCGCGAATACACCGCTGTAAGCTCGCGCTTCAGCCCCGCGATCGTGATCGGTTTCTTCTTTGCCACTGGTACCTCGCCTTCCGTTTCGTTGTGTGTTGGCGCGCTCTCGCGAAGCTCGAAACCGGGCTCGCCTTCCCGGCTTCGGGCCTCGCGACGGCGGATCAGCGGCGCTTGCCGGGCCGACGAGCGGCCGGAACGACGTCAGCGTCTTCAGTCGGCACCGCGTTGCCCTCGAGCGCTGCGGCATGCTCTGCGCATTGAGCGGCCGTGAGATAGCGGTACACCCGGTGCCGCATCTCGCCGGTCTTATTGCCCTGCTTGTCCTGCACCTCTTCGAGATTCGAGCGCAGCCACACGAGCTTCCCAACGAGCTCTGCGCAGAACACCTGCGCCGTTTCTTCGGAGATCGCGCGCGGCATGTCGACCCCGGTTTCGACCGACACCTGCTTCATCTTGCGAAGGCCGAAACCCTCGAAAGACAGGTAGTCGTAGAAGCGGCCATCCACCTTGCCGGCAGCTGCGAGTGCCGCAACGCCGCCCTCCGGCTGCCCGAAGCGCGTCTTTGCGTCGAGAATCAGACTCACCTGAGCGCCGCCCTGCTTCGACGTCTCGGGGCTCGCGTCAATGATCTCGGCCTGGTACACCGCGACGTCCAGCGGCGGTGGCTTCTCGGTGCTGATCTCGGGATCGATCGCTTCGTTCGTCCAACCTTTGGGGGCCTTCTTCTTTGCAGCCATGTGATTGCATTCCTTCTGTTGCGAAGGCGGCAGCGCGTTGTGCGTCAGCTCGCCAGTGACTCGTGATCTCTAGTGCTCGTGCGTCTTGCGGCAAGGGCTCACGCGAACTTCTCACCGTAGCGCACACGCCTGTACGCCTTCCACAATGGCATCGTGAGGCCGCAGAACACGAGCACGCCGAGCGCAACGGCATCGCCGAGCAGCCCACCGCTGTGCTCGCGGATCTGATCGGGCATTGCGGGCCGTCCTGCGAGTGACCGAGGGATCTCGTGCAAGCGGTATCGCCCGCCGGGAATCACACGCAGGTGCGGCGGGCGTACCTTCACGGCCGCGTCTCCAGCATTGCAGCGGCGAACCGATGGATCAGCAGCGCCATGCACATCGCACCGAGCGCACCCCAAGCCGCCGTTACCGGCTTTTGGTACGTGTTTTCGTTCAGCGCGAAGACGCCAACGAAGGACAGCAGCGCGGTGATTGCGTAGCTTTTCATGGCGCAATCCCGAGCTCTTCGAAGAGCTTCATCACATCGGCAGGGATCACGCGGTTGCGCGTTGCTCGCCTGCACCCGTAGCTCCAGTTCCCCTGCGGCCCGAGCAGGAAGCAGCGCTCAGGCTTGCGCCCGTTGACGTAGTCGAAGAGCACCCGATCGGGCGTCAGCAGCGGCAGGATCGCCTTCGACTTGCCGGCGATCAGAGGGACGATGCCCTCGGCCTCGGGATCGTCCGAGCGGAAGGGCGCCGAGAGATGGCCGATCACGAAGACGTGACAGGGAAGGGCGAAGAGCCGTTTGATCGGCGGGATCAGCTCGGCCGCAAGCGCGTTGAAACGGTCGTACCCCGTTTCGGTAAGATCGATCTCGTCGAACAGGTTGTCGGCGAGCATGGTGACCGAGTCGAGGATCACCGTCTTCACGAGCCCGGCTTCGACGGCCTTCGTCACCGCAGCGCGCGCCTTCTTCCAGCCTGCGCGGGTGCCGTGGGCAGGAATGTCGAGCGTGCGATACTTCGCGCCCTGCCGTGCGGCCTCTTTGGTCGCGCTGTCGCCGTCGCAATTGATATGCGCGATCGGCCCGGGCGCCGTCGTGAGCACGCTCGTCGTCTTTCCGACGCCGCCACTGCCGAGCATCAGGATCCGCGCGTACGCCGAGTCACGCACTTCATCTTGATCGTAGAAGCCTGCGGCGGAGAGAAGATCGGGCGCAGGAGCGTCGGGCGTCTCACCTGTTGCAGCCTCGTTCACGATGCCACCGGGCCGATCGGATCGGGCGAGACTTTCGGCTTGCGGGTGTTGCGGCGCTTCGGTAGCCGCGCCAAGGCCTCGCGCAGCTCTTCGCGCATCTTGAACCCGTGTGCTGCGGCGCTGCCGGCGTCGGAGGCAATCCCGTCGATCACCTTCATCGCGCCGGCGTTGGCAGCAAGGCTTGCGCGCCATCGCACACCGTTGCGCCACCACATGCAGCCCTGCGACACGCACAGCAGCCCGATTCCGATCGTCTCAATGTTCATCGCTCGCCCTTTCGTTGTGTAAAGTGTCGTGCCCGCTCTTCGTCCGAGCCGTGGCACCACGTGAACGCCCAGCACCGAGATCCGACGCCTGGTGCGCATGAGTTATAGTTCGGTGCGTTGTCGGTGCAACCCTTGCGTGCGTCTTGCGCCTGCGCGTTTTGCCACAACGTCAACGCGTGCGGCGTGAAGGGGATCACGAGCGCGTCGAACTTCGCGACCTTCGTTTTGATCAGCGCGTGCAGCCACAGCGACGGCGGCTCCGAGAGGCTCATAGCCTCTCGCACGAGCCAGCTCAGACCGAGAAACTGCGGGTTTGTTGCCTGCCCTCGCGCGAACTTCTCGCGGTCCTTCGGCAGCGCCTGCCCACGCGTCTTGTCGTCCACCACGAGGATCTCACCTGACGGCATGCGCACGATCGCGTCAGCTCGTGCCGTGTACGGCGCGATCGGCGAGCCTGCAGGCGCCTCGAAGTGCTGCTCTACTGCAAGGATCTTCGCGCCCTCCGGAAACCCGGCGTTCTCCGGCCCGCGCAAGCCGTAGTACACCGACAGCAGGCGCTCGGCCTCGTAGACGTGCTCCACTTCGTGCGTCTCGGCAGCGACGGCGAGCACGTTTCGCCAGTCGCGCGGCTTGCTCTCGCCGGCCATGGCGCCTTCGCGTACGAACCGATGCCCCGCATGCACGAGCCGGCCAACGTCGAAGTACCCCGTATCGTCGCGGTCGTCGTCTTCGTCGAGATCGGTTGGGTCTTTCCGTGTCGGCGCAATGTGCAGGTGATAGCGAAGAGCGTGCGCACGGCGACACCGGCGGTACTCGCCCCACCGGCTCGCACCCCATTCGGTTTGCGTGTTGGCGAGCGCTTCACGGGCAAGCTCGAAGAGCTCGCCTGTAGGCAGCTGCAGCGTCGACGACCACGGCCGGGTCATACGCCGGGGATCCCGAGTTCGACGGCGCGCTCCAAAAAGTCGAGCCGCTGCAGCTTGTGACTCTTCGAGCCGTTGCAGCGATAACCGGGTGCAGCCTGGATCTCGTCGCGGTCCGACACGCCGATCTCGTATGCCGCCGGCGCCATGAGATCGCGCTTCTCGGTTGCATACGCGATATCATCGGCGGCCTTGATCGCGACGATCGCGCCCGGCGTCAGCTTGATCCCATAGAACTCTTGGATTCGCTTGTGCCAGGGCCCTTCGATCCGGCGGTACTCGGGGATCATGTCTTTCAGCGGCTTGGGAATGTCGCTGCCGAGATACGCCTCGGACGCGTCGTGCAAAAGCCCTGCGGCTGCGAGGTGCGGTGGCACGAGCCGGCTCACCATGACCGAGTGTGCGGCGACGCTGTAGAACTGACCGGGGTAGAGGTGCGCCCCGAAACGGCAGATCCGCGATAGCGCATGCGCGATCTCTCGAATGTCGATCGTCGTGCTCCACGGATCGCGCAGGTCGATCTTTCGTCCAAAGCACGAACGGATGTACTGCGCGCCGGCAACGAGGCCTTCTTTTTGGGCGCCGTCGGCCTTGCCCGGCATTGAAACGACGGGGCCAATATGCGCATCGGCAGGCACTACCAGATCGGCAAACGACTTCGGGCGCGGCATGTCGATCACGGCAGCACCGACCTGTGGCAATCGTTCCAGTCATCCGGCTTCGAAGGCCGGTCGTCCAGATCGGCACGCCCTCGCAGCTCGAAGGCAAGCGCGAAGAGGATCTCGCAGCCGGCATGCGCGAGGTGCGAGAGCCCCGTCTCAGGATCGTGCGTCTCGCCGTCCTGGAAGTGCGCGGTGAGGTGCCGCATCGTCGCCCCAAAGACGCGCGAGTAGGCGAGCCCCTTTTCCCAGTTTCGCTCGGCGTACTTCTGCGCGCCGAACTGCAGCACCTTCACGATCTCTCGCACGGCGTCGTACGGCAGCAGGTGCCACGGCAGCTTGCCGCCGTCGTGCTTCGCACCGCTTGCGCTCGCCTGCGTCTTGCGTTTCGCCATGCTCTTCACATGGCGCAGGCGTCACCAACCGCAAGCCCTTTGCGTCACGTCTTCGCGCGTCTTGCGTCTGCCCTTCCCGCGTCGGGTGTCCCCACCTTCCACCGCTTCTTAGAGAAGCGGTAGGTGGGAACTGATTCACCTCGCACCGTTTCCCACCGTTTCCCCGATCCAACAATCCAGCCAAAAAACCAGCGTTTCCCGGGAAACGGTCAATTCCCGCCCGTGACCATACACCGTTTCCCAACCGATTCCCGCCCGTTTCCCGCCGCTTGATTCGACTTTTCTCGAACCGTCACGACACCGAAAGACGCATTGCGCCATCGTCGGAATCAGCAGCATTCTCGAGCGATCCGTCTTTCACGAGCGCATGGATCAACGCGAGCACCGTCTCACTTTTGCCCCCAACGGCGCGGATTACGTGCGTCGCAGAACAATCCGGTTTTTTGCCCACGGCGGCAAGGATCTGCTTTCTCAATTCCGCCGCTGCGTCCTTCGGGCTCTTCGGCTTTGACTCGCTCGCGACGTACCGCCAGCTCGTACGCTTGCCGACGTCGAACGGCCCGCAGCCGACCGGCAGCACCTCGCGCGAGATCCAGAGTGCCCGTTGCTCTTCGTCGCTGTCGTCGTGCTGCCGCTCTTGCGTGAGCTTGCGGCAAGCGCCGTCCTTCGCGAGATTCCAGATCGCCCCTGAATTCGCCTGGATTGCCGAGCTGCCACGCCCGCTTCCGCCCCCGTCCTTCCCGGTGTGGTGAAGGTATAGCACGGTCGTTTCGGCGTCGCCTGCAGCTTCCCCGAGCGTCGCGACGAACGCGCCAAACTCCGAGCTGTTCTCATCGCCTTCGGGTGCGGCGCTGCGCAGGTTGTCGATCAGCACGAAGTCGAACCCACGCATGCGCGCAGCGAAGAGAGCTCGGGCGCCTTTGGTGCAAAGATTGTGCTTCGGGTGATCGCAGATCTCGATCCGCCCGGCGAGCTCATTGGGGGAGATGCCCGCGCCGTTAGCGATACGGCGGTAGCGGAGGGCGATGCTCGTGCGGCCAAGGTCGTAGGAGATGTGTAGCACCCGGCCGTGGGTGCACGCAGCGAGCCCCCACACCGGCTTCCCTGTGGCGACGGCCAGCGCGATCGCCTGCGCCACGTCGTTCTTGCCGGCGCCTGCCGCACCGACGAGCCCGCAGGGCCGCCCCCGGCCGATCTCGAGCCGAGGGCAAACCATGGGGTGCTCCACCAACGGGCGGGCGACTAGCCAGGCAGCGTCATACGTGTGCCACGAGTCGGCGCCCTGCGGCGGCGCACCCGGGGCGGGCGCCTCGGGAAGGGCCGGCGCCGGCTCCACGACGGGCGCAGGGGCGGTTTCGGGCTCGGGTTCATACGGCAACGCGTCCGGCTCTTCGGGCTCGCCGTCGAGCTCCCTAGCGAGCTGTGCACGCCATGCCTCGTCTTCGGGATCGATCTCGGCAATCATGACGCAGCGCGCTCGAGCGGCATTGCCTGCGCACCAGGGCGGGCCTGTCGTGCGAGCGAAACGAGCCACTGCGCGAAGAGCAAAGGCGTACGCCGGCGTTGCTGCGGCGAGCAGATCTTGATCCCTGCAGGCACAAGCTGCCCGTCGGAGCTGCGGCCGCGCTCACGCCTTCCGGAAACCCAGTGCGTCGGCGTGCCGCCTGTTCGGATCCCGCGCCGGACCGCTTCGGGGTTGACGCCGCAAACGTAGAGCCAAGTGCGCTTCCGCGCGACGTGCCCCCACGACACCTGCTCTACCTCGAAAGTCGTACCGTGTGCGTCACACTTCCCCGGTGGGGGCAAGCCCAAAAACGCCCACAGCCCCGAACCGGCCGGGTGTTCGAGCACACCGCCCCACCGCCGAACGTCGGCGACGGCGTGCAGGGCGGCGCCCGAGTCCTGCGAGCACCAGGCCTTTTGCGAGCCCCAAGGGCCGCACGGCGGGTGCGCGACGATTGGGTGGGGCCCGGCGTAGGCCTTGGCGTCGCGCTCCGGCAGACCCCAACACTCGACTCCGGGCAGGCGCGGGTACGGCCCACGGGGATCCACGTACAGCGCCGCGACGATCCGCTCGTGCATCCTGCAGGATCTAGCGCCCGCCGTCCCGTGCGCCAGTGTGACGGATCTGGCCGGCACAGCCATCACGCAGCAACACGCCGCAGCACACATCTTTGCGAGATCCCCTGGAAACCTCACGGCTTGACGGGGCGTTTGCGTCTCGCCACAGGATTGTGGCTCCTGTTGTCGCGGGTTCGATCCCCGTCACTCACCCCGAAGATACGCACACTTGCGGCAGCCGGTAGCGGCGCGCAAGCGGGGAGGTGTGACGGATCTGTACAGGCGGGGCCTGCCGCATGCGGCGTCAGATCGGCAGGGACGGCGAAGCGCCCACACGCCGGGCACCGTACGAGCCCCGGCAGCGTGTGGCGAGGATTGCCGTAGCGATGGTGGCAGACGTTGCAGGTTTCGGGATCGGGGTCGGGCGTCGCTGCAAGCCTTCGCCGGATGCTTTCGCCTTCCTTCTCGGGGTCGGCCCGGCCGTACACTCGAAACACCATGGCCGTGCCGCTGTGGCCGAGCATCTTGGCGACTTCTTCGCGGGTGACCCCGGCCTCGATCAGCCACGACGCGAAGGTGCGGCGGAGATCGTTGGGCGTCACGACGAAGGACAGTTTGGCTCGGCGTGAGGCGTCAGCGAGATCCCGATTCATGTTCGTCCACCGACGTGGCGCTTGCAGGACCCACGATTGGAAAAGCCAATCGTGCTGCAGCTGCGTGACGGTCGCGAAGGTTCTAGCCGATCCCTTCGTTTTGGTGCCGCGAATCGTAACGCTCATATGGGGCGGCACGTTGCGCCCGTCGACGCCGTGCCACGTAACGTTCTGCAGCTCGGACCGGCGACAGCCCGTTGACAGCGCGACGAACATGTGATCGCGCCACTGCTTAGGCACCGCTTCGATCAGGTCGAGCGCTTCTGAGAAGCTCATGGCGATCTTGCGCGGCTCATAGCCTGAGCTGAACCCCACCGGCCGCAGCAGCTCGAGATCGCCCGCCCATTCCCCTGCCCTCTTTGCGAGCGCGCACAGCCCGCGCAGCGCGATCAGCTCTTTGGCGATCGTGTGGTCGGAGGCGTCTTCGGAACGCCGCGTTTCGACGTAGACGTCGGTTGTACGCGGGTCGACGGAGCTCATAGGGCAAGTCGCGTCGAACACCCGGATCAGGTGCCCGACCTTCGTGCGATACATGTCGAGCGTACCTGCCGAAGAGCTCGACGCCTTGACGGCTAGGAGATCGGCAGCCCACTTGCCGAGCGTTGCCGTTTGCGCGGCTGCGTAACTCGGATCTGCGGCGCAGCGCTCCCGCTCGGCACGCCACAGCTCTGCGGCTTTCTTGTCTTTGCAACCCGTCGAGCACCGATCGCCCGTGACGGGATCGACCCGAAGCCACCAGATCGATCCGCCATTGCGCCGATACAATCCGTCGTGCCGTTTCCCTTGTGACATGCGTTTCGTTCCTTCCAAGCGGCGAGCGCTTCGGGGTCAACCCGGAGGTGCACGCCAACGTAGTACCCGATCTCGTGTGCAACGGCGTAGGCCTTCGAGCGGCCGACGCTGAGAATGTGGGCTAGCGTTGCGACGTTCAAGGCGACAGCTCTTCGACCTGCCGCCGCAACCGCGTACGGAACTCGCTTGGCGTTTCATCTGGCGCAGGTTCGGAATTGTAGCACTGCAGCCCGAGCAGTCGCAGGTACGATCCGCGCGCTCGTTGCGCAAAGAGCGAGGCCGGACGCCACGGCCAATAGCGGAGGATCGCCTCGTCGGCAGCCCAGCACACGCGAGCCCAAAGACGGCGCATCATGTTCCCTCGTCTTCGTCGATCTGGGTGTAGTCGTAGCAGTCGCTTCCAAGCTCTTCGCTGTGGCAGCAGTCATGCACCGCGTGGATCCACCGGCCGCAGTGCCAGCACTTGCACCCACCGGTGTACTGCTCAATCTCGACGTCTTCGTAGCAGAAGGCGCAGTCGAGCTGGATCGGCCGTGTCATGCGGCCTTCCCTTCGATCAGCTCCACCAACCCCGCAAGCAATTCGTCGTCGGTGCCGCCGCGCATGTCTTCGAGCAGCCCGTCCGAGCCGGCGCCGATCACGTCTGCAAACGTCTCGAGCTTTGCAAGCACTCTATCCTTCACGATCTCGTCCACCGTTCCGACGCCGATTAGGTACCACATCGTTACGGCCTTGTCCTGCCCGAGCCGGTGTACGCGTGCTTCGGCCTGCAAGAGCGTCGCCGGCACCCAATCGAGCCCGACAAAGATCACGTTGTCGAACCCGGTAAGATCGATCCCGGTCGTGATGCTCTTGATCGTCGCGACGGCGACGGGGGCTTCGGCGATGACGGCCCTGCGCTGATCGGCCGGGGTTTCGCCGTCGACCTGCGGCGCCCTGAGCTTGTCGGCGAGCTCGTGTGCCGTCGGGATCCGGGTGGTCACGAGCAGCACACGGCCCGAGCCTGCAACGATCTCCCGCGTGAGCTCGACGGCAGCGGCGATCTTGTAGGCTTCGACGTTCGATAGGAGCGACTGCACGCCAAACTTCGCTTGCCCCTTCCAGTTGATCGCGCTTTGCGCCCGGGCGAGATCCTTCCGCGCCTTCGCCGGAAGTGCAACTTCGTGGATCACGCGCGTGCGACTCGGCAGCTCTTGCGCAACTTCGCCCTTCGTCCGGCGCAGCATGCAATCGGCGAGTCGGCCCTTAAGCTCCAGAGCGTTCGAGGCGCCATCGAACACCCACACCGGCGGCCTGTCGGGCACGCCTTCGATCTCTTCGTAGTGGCCGTTGCAGTACCGCTTCGCATACCCCCACGGCACCCGCCGACGCGCCGGCGAGATCGCCCCGAAGCGGCCAGGCCAAAGAATGTGCAGCACGTGCCACAGATCCGCCGGTCTGCTCGTGATCGGCGTGCCCGTTAGGCCGAGGCGCCTCACCGGCAAGCACCGAGAGCTCATGCCAAAGAGCCACTCGTCGATCGCCTTGCTGCGCTGCGAAGCGGGATTGGCCAGGTAGTGGATCTCGTCCAGCACCAGATTGCGGATCCCGTCGAGGCTTGCAGCGTCCTTCCGCACGCGTTTCTGGAAGCCTTCGTAGCTCTCGATCTCCCACCGGCCGGCGTCGGCCCAGGGCGACCCCCACCGCGCGATCTGCGCGAGCCAGTGCTGCCGAACGATCGCGGGGCAGACGACGAGCACACGCCCGTCGGGATCGGCGGCGTCAAGCGCCGTGATCGCCTGCGCGCTCTTGCCGATCCCCATCTCGTCGGCGAGCAGGGCTGCACCGCCGTTGTGCAAGAGCTGCCAGCGGATCCACTCGGCGCCGTCATGCTGATACTGCCGCAGCTCGGGCGGGGCGTCCGCCGGCGGCAGCTCCGAGATGTGGGGGCGCCCTGCCGGCTCCGGCAACGGCCAACGAGGCGCCGAGATCTTGGCCGCTTCGAGCGTGGCGCACACGAGCCGGATCGCCTCGCGATCGCCGCGCCAGCACCCGCGCCGATTGGGGCAGGACGGATCCGGCACCCAAGCGATCCCGGGCATCGCCTTGAACTGGTCTTTCGCTGCTTCCGAGTACGTGTACGGCATGGCGTCAACCTGCCAGGGGAGCGGGCCGGGACGGAAGGTGATCAGGCCAGGCATCAGGCGCGCCCCCACGAGTCGGTGCGCCGCTTTCGAAAGTGGTTGTCGGCTGCCGTCTTGCGTTTGCAGGTTCTTGGCGGCAGCCGACGAGCGGCAAGATCGTACCCGCACATGGGGCAGAAGCTCACCGCAATCACCGCGCCGAGCGTGCGCACTTCCCAGCAAGGCCAACCGGGATCGTGGGCAACGTTTGGATCGGCGCAGTTTGGGCAAGCCATTACCGCACCTGCGCGTGATGTACATGCCGCGCGCCAGTGCGGCGAGACACAGCGACAGCGCCGAGGATCCGCCACGGCCCGCCGACGCTCGTTTGAAGCTGCGCGTACGATGCGGCCGGCCCGGAGAAGTGCACGACGCGGCGCTTGCCGGTGAGCGGGAAGGTTGGAAGGGGCGTCACGGTGCGTCTGCCTTTCCCTCACGCGCCATGCACTTCCACTCGCAAGAGCTGCGCCACTGGCTCTCGCAGAGACACACCGGTTCGGCGCCAATGTGGCAGCTTGGCGGGATCCCGACGCAGCGGGAAGGTCGCGACGCAACGGCAATCACGACGCCAGACGCAGTGGTGCCAAGCAACCACGCGAAGAACAGAACGGCAACGACGGCGGCAGCTTCGCGGATCACGGCGTCACCTTTGCGCGCGGTCCGGGGAACCGAAGGCGCTTTCGCGGTACAGGCATCTCCTCGGGTTCGTCTTCGAGCCCACCCGAGATCGGTGCAGCACCCGGCGGGGCCGGCGCAGGCACGTTGCGGATCTCGAACGCCGTCAGGTCGAGCCGGCCCGCCTGCAGCGCGTCGTACTTCGCCGTCGCGATCGCTTCACGCATTGCGGCAGCACCGGCTTCGAAGGCGTCGGGATCTGGCGCAGGCGCCGGGCGCGGCATGCCTGCGGGCCTCGGCTCTAGTTCTTCGCCGTGCAGCTCGGGCGCGTTACGCCATGCTTCGATCAGGCTGCGCGTTTGGATCCAGATCGCATACGTCGTGTGCTTCGTTGCGATCGGCACGGCCCCGTCGTGCAGTTCCACGAGCCCAAGATCTCCGTCGAGCACGACTCGCGCGACTTCGGATCCGTCAACGGCTAGCCGCAGCGTCACGACGACACCTCGCGCGTGTACCTGCATTCCGGCTTTTCGCAGATCGGGCACAGCAGCAGCCGCTTCGTCGTGCCCTTCGCCTCGACCTTCTTCTCTTTGCGTTTCGCCTTCCCAGGGATTGGCAGGCCATTCAGCATGTCGCCCGGGTCCTGGTGCTGTGCCTGCCCGGTGCCGGCGAAGGCCGGCGCGGGGAATAGCGGATCGCGTTGTGCTTGTTGCTGGCTCATTCGGTATCTTCTTTCGGATCGCACAGCCAACCTCGATTGAAGCTCTTGCGCCCGCAGCCGCAGACGTACACGGGCTGGCCCTGCGCCAATGCGGCGTCGAACTCTTCGCGGGTGTGCATAACCCAGATCGGCAACTTGGCGAGAGTGTCGACGCGCAGATCGTCGTAGTCGTGGCGGGGCCGGGCGGGCGCCGCTTTCGGAATCGGGATCCCGTTGATCTCGCCCTGCGCGGCCTCGGGCGGTTTCGCTTCGGCCTGCCCCGCGATCGGAAAGGCCCATCCCCGTTTGAACTGGTCTTGCATGTTCGTGCTCCTTCGATCAGTTGATCGTGTTGCTGCGGGTTCCGCCCCGCTCGGCCCACTCTTGCGCCTTGGCGTGGCCAAGGTGCTCCCGCACGACGGCCATGCACTCGAGGTAGTACGGCGTAGCGGCGAGCTCTTTGCACGACTCTGCGACAGCGCGTGTGAAGTCGAGCTGCCCGACGCCGCTAGGCTCCGACGTGCCGGCTTCTCGATCTCGCCGCATAGCGTGATCGATCGCGCGTCCGACGACACCGGCGATCACCGCGCCGCTCACAACGTCGCGCATACGCAGCTGCAGCTCGGGCCCGCCTTCGACACGGCCGATCGGCCGCACGACGGTGTGATCGGCGAACATGTGGCCGATCACCTCGGCAGCGTCGAACTCCTCGGCGCAGGGTACGCCGTGCGACGCGAGCCGCAAGATCTCGAGCGCTTGCGGCGCCTCGGGCCTTCGCACTTCGATCCGCCGATCGATGCGTCCGTCTCTCACGACTGCCGGGTCGAGCGCATCGGGGAGGTTGGTGCTCAGAAGCACGAACGCGGCGTGCTCTTCGAGGCCGTCCATTTCGGCAAGAAACGTCGGCACCGTCGTACCCTCGATCCCCGAAAGCGAGCGGCCTCGGCGTTCTCCGAGTAGCGCCTCGGCCTCGTCGATGAAGATCACCGCAGGCCGGCCGTGCTCGGCCCGGTACCGCCGTGCCCGGTCGAACAGCGATCGGATCTTCTCTTCCGTTGCGCCGACCCACTTCGTCAAGAGCTCGGGCCCTTTGACGTAGAAGAACCCGCCGGGCGCCCCATGCGCCTGCAGACTCGACGCTACGGCCTTCCCGAGCATCGTCTTGCCGCAGCCCGGAGGGCCCCACAGCAGTGCGCCCTTCGCCGGCTTGCGCCCGTACGCCGCCCACAACGCTGCGTGCTGGATCGGGTATTCGATCGCCTCGCGTAGCGCCTCTTTCGCGTCCGACAGGCCTCCGATCGACTCCCACGTGACGCCCGTTGAATCGTCGTGCGTCATGTCGGCCGATGGCTGCGCCGCCATGTCGAGCGCGAAGGCGCCATCGTCGGAGATCACGACAGCGTCGCCGAGCTTTGCGGCCTTGCACATCTCGGAGCGAACGACGGCGCGTTTGGAGCCGTTCACCTCGACTTCGAGCGTTCCGTCCGTCTCGTCGATGTTGGTGACGGATCCGACCGGCCCCGTCCTAGGCGCCTCGCAACGACCCAGCACTTGGTTGCTCGGCTGTACCACACGCACCCAATCGCCGACGTCGATCGCGTCTGGCCGACCGCTGACGGTTGGACGCTTGGCCTGCACGGTGAGCGGGCCGAGGCGCACAACGAGATGCGACGTCGTAACGGCCGATACGAGCCCGAGCATGCAAGCGCTTTCCGAAAGGCCTTGGATGAAGTCGCCCTGTTGCTTCAGCTGATCTTCCATCTGGGCGATGCGCTGCACGACTTCGCGCGGATCACCCGAACGGATCCGCTCGTAGATCTCCTCTTCGCGCGAGCGCGGCGCCCGATCGACCTTGCCGTAGATCTCGCGTATATCGATCCCGTACATGTTTTTGCTGCTCATAGTCATTGCCCTTTCTGTTCGTTCGTACGCCTCTTTTATGGTGCGCATGATCACATCTCGAGTCGGCCCGTTGTCGATCAGCACGTTCGAAAACGTGCCGGGCGTGTTCGGCGTTGCCGGCGGATCGGGCACGAACGCGGGCGACGACATTGCGGCGCGCTTCTGCTCTTCGCGGTACTTCGCCTGCCGCCGTTCTCGCTTGATCTCCGTCTTGCTCACGTGACCACCTCTTTCGGCTCACGCACGTAGATCAGCTCTCGCTTCGCCCGGGTGATCCCGACGTAGAGCAGGTTGTCTTCCTCGGCGCCCGACCACTTGCAGTACGTGTCTCGCAAGAGCCACACCCGATTGGCTTCGAGCCCTTTCGCCTTGTGCGTGGACATGAGGTGAATCGCGGGGCCGTGCGCCTCGGCAAAGAGCAGCTCGATCTTCTCGAGCAGCTCCCGCACCGTGCCGCAGCTCTCGCAGAGCACCCGCAAGCACGCCGCTCGATCCTCGATCGCTCGTGTGTCGCGTCCTGCCCGCGTGAGCCGCTGCGTCTCGCGTGTTTCCCACGCTCCGAGCAGCCGCAGCAGCTCGTCGATCTCGTCGGCCTTCGTGCCCTTCACCCACTGCGCCAAGCCCGCCCCGATCTCTCGGCCTCTGATCCGCGCGCGCTTCCCTGCGGCGATCCACTTGAGGCATTCCGAGATCAGCTGGGCGTTGGTGCGGCTGATCACGAAGTCACCCGCGACGGCGCCCGAGCGCATGGCGTCTTCCGAGCAGGTGCGCACGACACCTTCCGGGGCGTTGGGCGCCGCCGAGATCGCCGGCACGAGTCGTTGCGCTTCGCGTGTCACGCTGACGGGGCATCGGTACGTCACGGAAAGCGGCAGCACCTCAGCTTGCAGCCGTTCGATCATGCGCGGGATTGCTCGGACGTCGGCGCCTCGGAAGCCGTAGATCGCTTGGCGCCTATCGCCGATGGCACAGATCCGCCCGCGGGAGCCGCTCGCTCGCACGACCGTCTCGAGCTGCGCCGGATTGAGATCCTGCGTCTCGTCGACGAACACCCACCGGTACGACGGCAAGGGCAGGCGCTGCGCGATCGGCAACCACACCATATCGTCGAAGCCGACCGGGCCTTCTGTATCTTCGCGCGTCTCGTTCAGCACGACGCATGCTGCCCGGAGGATCCGCGAGCGGGGCCACACCTTCTCATCGTCGGGGAAGGCAATGTCTGCGGCGTCGGCGGCCTCGTCAAGCACGTCCGGCTCGGCGTCGAGCAGCGCGCCCTTCGCGAGGGATACGACCTTGCCGATCGTGACGCGGCCTTCGCGGGTGTGCCAATTGGTGTCGCCGGTGACGCGCTCGATCCGCTTGCGTTCGTGGGTGCCTTCCTTGTCGATCGGGCGTCGGCCGTGGGAGCGAGTGATCGCCCGCAGCCCAAACGAGTGGAGCGTTTGCACCTGCACGCTCGGCGGCACCCGCTCGGCGAGCTCTTCGGCGATCGCCTTGTTGAACGCCACCATGAGGATCGGACCTTGGCGCACGTGGCGAAGCGCTTCGACGATCGTCGTCGTCTTGCCGGTGCCGGCGAGCGCTTCGACGACGAGGTGCGGGGCGTCTTCGGAGGGGTCGGCAACGGCCTCGAAAACGGCCTGCTGCTGCGGGCTCCACGTGCGTGCGGGAGCCCCGATCGGTTGTGCGGCGCTCATGGCAAGAGCTCCGCAATGTCTGCCGCCTTATCGAACGCTTCGAGCGCGCAGGCGAAAGAGAACAACCACGACGAGTGATCGGGCTCGGCCGTACCGCTGATCATGGTGAGTGCACGGGTTAGGTGCAGGAAGCCGTTGTGCAGGTAATCTTCGGCTGCGAGCTGTGCGGGGCGTTTCATGTCGTCACCTGCCACACCGGCAGATCGAGCCACAACGAGCGGACCGTGCCGCCGGTTGCGCCGGGCCCGGTAATCTTGGTTGCCAGAGCCTTCACCGACGGCCGGCCTTGTTTGGCGCACTGTGCGCACTCGTGCGCTACCGTTTCTGGTACCGCCACAAGTTCGTACGACTTGAATGTGCGCGTGTTGAAGACGACCGCGCCGACCTTGAGTGCTTCTGCTTCTGCCTTCGTCATCTTACGGGCACCTTTCGATCCACGAACCCTTACGTTTGCCGCGCTGCCACAGCCGCGCGCTGCCGTGCTCCGAGTAGAACTGCGCAACGTGCTCACGCGCCTGCTCGACGGTATGGCAGTGACAGACCGCAGAGCGCGACACGAACGGAGGCGTACCGCTATCGGCGATCACGATGAAGCGGTGCGAGAGCAGCCCGCCCGGCCCGCCGTCAGCGTAGAGCTTTAGGATCTCGCGGTCGTTCACTTGCCGGCCTTTCGCATCAGGCGCTCGACAGCGCCGGCAACGTTCGACGGCTTGACTTCGTACGCGGCAGCGAAGCGCTCGACCATTCCGAGCGCGTACCCGCGCCACAGCGCAGCCTTGATCTCGTCGAGTGCCGGCGACTGCAGGCGCGCAGCAGCAATGCGCGAGACTTCGTCGGCTTCTTGAATGCAGCACAGCGCTGCAGCTTCGGCAGGTTTCAGCCTCATGACGCCATCCCCTGCAGCCACGTTGCGAGCTGCCCAAGCGCGTCCACCAACGACTCACCGCCGAACGTCGGCCCGCCCTCGATACGGGCAAACCACTCCGAACGCGTTGCCGTCAGCCCTGCCGTCACCGTCCGCCCACTTTCCTGCCATGCGCGCAGGATCGCTTCTGCTTGTGTCTCGCCCATTGCCTTCTCGCCTCCGTCTGCCCTCGCCGGGCCTTGCGTCACGTTACTGTGCGTTGAGACGCTCGAGAATCCGCCGTGCGCGTTGCTCTTCGGCTTCCCTGATCCGCGCCTCGAAGGCAGCCAAGTCGGCAGCCTCGTCGGCTGACGGGGGAAGCGTCGTGCCGTGCTCGTGCGTCTCTCGCTCGTGTCTCGCCATCCCGAAAGTTCTTACTGCAGGACGCATGCCGCACCTGAAGTTTGCGTCACGCGGCGCCGTCACGCAAGACGCACGCGCCGGCGCTATGCACCTTTTGCGGCCGGATCTGCCGTTGACGCAGCGGGATCCGCAGTAGATCCGACCGGTTGGGTTGCCTTGACCTTTTTTCGCCGGGTTGCATGTTTTGCGGCGCGGTACGGCTTCCCCGCTTTTGGCGCAGGGATCACGCGTTCGGACCGCACCATCCCCCGGGGGATGAAGTGTGCGCACCTGTAGTGCACCGCTCCGTCCTGGCCTTGCTGCAGGTCGGTGCAGAGCGAAACGCCCCGCTCGTCAGACTGCAGCAGCAAGCCGTACGACGTCGTGTGATACGAGAAGTGCAGCTCAGTTTCGATCTCGTCGGGCTTCAGCTCGTCGAGCTCCGTCGTGTGCGCGTCGTTCCACTCGACGATCACGATCTGTCGCTGATTCATCGGATCCTCGTCGTGCTCATAGCCTGCACGTCGGCGCGTTTGAAGTACTCGGCGTGTGGTACGTGCTCGCCGTCGACCAAAAACCCCCAATCGGAGATCTCGGGTCCGCACACGAAGAGTGTGCACGTGTCGGGCAGCACTTCAACAACCGAGTGGTACTGCCACGGGCGGATCAGGTTGAAGTCACCGGGCCGATAGACGTTCGAGCGCGGTAGGAATTCGGGCGCTGCGCCTTCGACGCGCTGCTCGGTGTACCCGCCCGAGAGCACGACCGCGACGGCCCACGCCCAAGGATGATCGTGCAGGTGCCGATCGCCGTCGGCCGTGTGGATCTGGTGCACGAACGCGTGAAAGGGCTGCTCGGGGTCGTGCGTTTCGAGGCAGTCGGTGCCGGCGAGCACCGTACGCGTGAGGTACGGCGCGCCGTCAGGGTGCGCGAGGCGCCACGACGGCGAGACGCGCATGGCGATGCGAAGGGCAAGCGGCAGGTGCAGCGGGATCGTCATCGCGGCGCCTCGCGCACCAGCGCTGCAGCCTCTTCGAACGCGCGCGCCAATGCCTCACGCCGATCTGCCGACTGCGGCAACCAGAACGTGACGGCGCTGCGATCGTCGTCCTTCGGCGGGTGATGCAACATCGGTGACGAGTGCAGAATGAACTGTACCGCCGAGTACACGATCCCGGTGTTGCTCTCTTTCGTCAGCGTGCACACTTCGTCGGTGAGCTCTTGGCTGTAGACGTTGATTCGCATGGGAACCTCCTAGGTGACGCTCACCGGATCGAACCTGCGCAGCCCGTGCTTCGCGTCGATCACCCAATTCGTTTGCTCGGGCGGGCGGTACTCGAAGCCCATCTCGGTGGAGTAGGCCGACTCGCCGATCAGGCTGCCATTCACCAACACTTTGCCGAACGCGCACGCCTGATGAAAGTGCCCGAAGACGTACAGATCGGCCGTGTTTTGGCGTGTCGCCCAACGCGTGAGTGGTACGAGGATCCCGCCGATCCCGCCGCTGCTGCGAATGTGCGTACCGTGTTGAAACCGCATGCGCAGCCCCATCACTTCGAGGCTCACGCTCTCGGCCTTCGGGATCACCCACTCGACGTTTTGCAGGTCAGCGCACTTGTCGCGCAACCACCGATAGAGCATGCTCTCGAGCGAGTGCGCCCAGCCCGTTTTGATCTGGCTCTTCTCGGTCCAACGCCCATGGTTGCCGTGCGTGCAAGGCACGATCAGCCGGCCGGGCACGTCCTTCGAGAGCGCGCGGATCCCGGGCTCGATCAGCGCAATGGCGTGGCCGACCTGATCGACTAGGCCGACTTCGTTCGTCTCGCAGAGCTCTTGATGGATCGACCCCGAGATCAGATCGCCGTTGAGATTGAGAACGTGATCGGGTGAGTCGACCGTTCGCGCAATGTCGCGCCGCAGCCATAGAACGTTGCTCCAGAACTGCTCGGCGCGCGCCTTGGCGGTTGCGAGATCGTAGACGTTGCGGCCGTGGGTTTCCTCCGGGCTCACCCGCTCGCCGACGTGCCAATCCGAAAGGCAGGTGCAGATCGTACCCTGGCGCTTGCCCGACTTGGGGCGAGACGCGGCAACCTTGATCGGCGGGGCCGAGGCGATCGAGCTGTAGAACTCGGCTGCCTTCTCGGCGTCGATCAGCCGGCGCTGCAGCACGCGCACGTGGCGCCCGGCTTGCGCCGCTTCGATCTGCCGCTTCGCTGCAGTGAGATCGGTCGGGTCGGAGCGTAGAAGCGCAGCGGGTTCGAGGCCGTGGTAGCGGCAGCTCTGCGTAAAGCTGCCTTGCATGACGCCAAGCTTTCGCGCAGCCTCGGCAATCGAGACGCTGCTACGCAGTACGGCTTTCACCTGCGCGATTCGTTTTGCGTTCCACTTCGCCATGCTCGCCTTTCAAAGTGCCGCTCGGGTGCCCCCGCCCTTGCAACGGGCGAGTCGTTTTGGACGGTGTCATGGATCACACCGAGCGGCACGTGATCCATGGCACCGCCGACGCAGGACGCAAGGCCTTGCGACTCATGCGTCACGTTCCGGGCTTCGAAGGCAGCCGGCGACGGATCTTCACGGGCGTCCGCTCTTCGACGTACCGCCGCAACAGCTCGGCCAGGCCTTCCTTGAGGCCTTGGGCCTCAAGCTCTGCTCGCAGCTGCCGCACGCCCGTCTCTTCGTCCCAATCGGGCGGTGGAAGCGACGGCGCCTCGGGCGAGATCGGCAGGGCGGCGAGTGTCGCACCGCGTCGTACTTCCCGGGCCCACTTCTGCTCGCAGTCTTCCCAATGCTTCTCGAGCTTGCCGATCCGCGAGCCCAGGTTGACCCACGTCCACGCATGCGCGATCGCCATGGGCGTTGCCACGGCCAAGGCCCCAACGAGCTCAGGGGCCACGTGGCGCCCCGGTAACCGGCAGGACGGCCTGCACCGCTGCGAGGTACGAGCTCCACGGGAAGCCGACACCGGGGTCGACGTGCCCGCCTCGGACGTTCCACGCCCGACTCACGTCAAGGTGCCCGCAGAAGCCCCGCTCGCCGTTGGCGACTTGTAGGGGTGTCAGCTTTCGGACGGGGATCCCGTAGCGGCCGGCGACGCAGGCGGCAGCCTTGGCCGACAGCGCGAGCTCACCGCGAGAGAACGCGTCGTCCCATTGCACGGGCGTTTGCGCGGCGTACCCACAATGTTCGATGTGGTAGCCGGTCGCGTTGGCGTCACCGCCGCGAGCGCCGAACGCTTCATGCTGCGGCTTCACACACTCCCAGATCTCGGAGGCATCGCACACCAGGTGCGCACTGCCCGGGTCTTTACGCTGCGACGTGAAGAATCGGGCAACGGCGGCAGCGCTGCCTTTGATCTCGGCGCACTCGGTCGTGTGGATCACGATCAGGCGCAAGTCGGTGCGATTGAGCCAACGAAAGTCGCGCGCCTGTAGAAAGTGCGGCGCCTGTTCGAGCGCGCTCCACATGTTCGGCTCGGGCGTCATCGCGGCGGGCCTTTCTGCGACGTCGCAAACGCCGCAGCAACGTCCGAACGCGACGGCGGGCGCACGGGCGTGAATTCTTCGTCGAGCTCTCGCAGCTGCCGTTGCACGCGCGTCAGATCGACGTGATGCCGCATGAGCTCGTCGCGCATCTTCGTGTTGGCGCGCATACTCTCTTCGACGAGGGCAAGCGCATCGCGCACGATCGCGACTGCGGCACGCTGTTGGGGGGATCGGGCGGGAATCACGAGCTTGGATCCTCCACGAGCAGCCAGATCGCCGCAGCGGCTAGGGCCAGCCCGGCCGCCGCGAGGATCAGCCCTTGGCGCGCCAGGCGTGCCACAAGCTTCAGGCCTTCGGCTTCGGGGACTCGGCGTTATGCGCGAGCTGTGCGACGACGGCAGCGATCACCGTTGCGACGGCCGCAGCCATGCCCGGATCGATCACCTTCTCGGCGCCTAGCGCACCAACAACGGCCACAAGTATCGCAGAGATCACAGAGTAGATCTTCATGACGCCTGTAGGCTAGCGCCCGGCGAATGTGGGCGGTGTTACCGGCAGCGCGCGAAACCGCCGCACGCCCGTACGCCGGCCTGCGTCTCGGCCGAGGCAATGCACGCCGCAGGTACGAGCGTGAGGTGCCGCGCGTCCGCACGAGCCATAACGTCGTCGCAATCGGCGTGCGCGCCTTCCGGGCAACCGAGCGCGCGAAGTCGTGCGCAGGCCTGGCCGTAGATCGTCGACGGGTCGAACCCAGCGTCAGCGAGCGGCCCCGGGGGATCCGGCGGCAGCGGCGGCAGCGGCGCCGGCGAAGTGCAGCGGCACGCGCCGAGCACCAACGCGGGCAGTAGCACGAAAGGGAACCAGCGGAAACGTTGCTTGCGAGTCATCGCCCGATCTTTCGGTAGCCGAACGCGATCAGCTGGGAAGCTTGGTTGACGAAGGCGTCGGTCACGAGGCAATCGCCGTTCGCGCCCCAACCCGCACCCCAGCTGTTGCGCAGCCAGAAGTGCCCACTGGCCTCCGACGCGAGCAAGACAGTCCAATGGCCGCCCCCGTCGGGATCGTCTTCGTTCATCAGTCCGAGCGGGGCCCGCCCTGGCGTCCACCTCATGAAAGCCGAGTCGACGTACGTGCCGACTCCGACCGGTGCGCCCGACGCGATCGCCTGCCGCGCCTCGTCGGCGTTGCCGATCTCGTACCACCCGACGTAGCGGTGCTCGCCTTCCGTCTCTAGGGATCCAAGATCCGGCTCGGGCAAGACGCCGTTCGTCGGGAAGCAGTCGGTTGCGGCGCCGGCGGGTTCGAGCGGCGCAATGCCGAACTCGGTGAGCCCGCGCATGGCGAGCGCCGGCATTGAACCCTGATCGAGCAGCGCGTGAGCCAAGGGATCGCCCCGCTCGAGCGCGACGGCGTTGCCGTAGATCTTGCCGGGCGACGGTACCCACGGCAGCGGCGCGCCTGCGACGGCGCACGATGTGGCAATGCCTGTGGCCGTTCCGTGCCCGACGCAGCCGCTGCACGAGCCCTGATCGAGCACGTACGGCGCGGCGTCGCGCAGGTCACGAGGCGCCGGTGTTGCGAGCAGCCCGAAGCGGTGTGCCCACTTGACGTAGACGGAGCGAAGCGCGTGGTGATCTGGGGTGTAGCCGAACATCAGGGGCCCACTTTCGTGGCGCCGCATTGGCGCACCCACGATGAGGCGAAGCTGTCGGCCTCGGCCTGCGAGATCGCCGAGAAGATTCCGACGACGACGCCGGCCGAAACGATCGCCCAACGCGCTTCGACACCCTGCACGGGGATCGCGCTGATCCCGGAAGCGCCGGCGGCAACGGCGGTGCCCTTCGCGACGGCGCCCCAATCACGCCGAGCGCCGTCGATCGCAGCACACTCTGGCGGGTCGATCGAGATTGCCGCTTCGGGTGCGCCGGCCATGCGTGCTTCTGAAAACGTGCCCGAGCAGCCGCACAAGGCGAGCGCCAGCACCAGCGCCACGCGGATCATCGGATCCTCCGGTGCGGACCGCGCGCGGAGCTGAGATCGAGCGGCTCCACGTCAGGGCAGCACCCGGGCGCGCCCCCGATCGTGCAGCAAGCCTCACCTGTCCAGCAATTGCCGTGGCCGTCGTAGCAGCACACCTTTTGCGTGCCGCACTCTGGCGTCAACTCACCGTGACACGAAGCGCCGGCCAGCAGCAAGGCCAGCACAATGCAGGTTGCAACATGACGCATACCCGTAGGCTAGCGCCTTCTATTGTAGCGCACGCCCCGCGGCCTTGTACGCGGTCCCGACGGTGTTGATTGTCGCGGTCAGGTCGTAGAGGGCATTGACCGAGCTGCCGCCGCCAGAGCAGCAGTTCGTCGGGCCCATGAACCAGTAGGCGTGCATCTTCACGTAGGGGAGCAGATCCATGGCAGGCACCGCGGCGTTGATCATCGCAACTTCAGTCGCGGCGCTTTGCCCGATCGTCCCCCACTCCGGGATAATCATGTCCCACTTCGGGAATCCGGCGTGGACCTGCTTTACCAGGCCGATGAATGTCGCCGCATCCGCGACGCCGTCCGCCGCTGAAATGTAGCGATCGAATGTCAGGTAGTCCGGTTCTCGGCAACCGTTCGAACGAATACCAGCGAGCCACGTGACGAAATGACCGCCGGCCGTATCGGGCATTTGCACGGTGTACGGGCTCGCTAGTTTGATTTCCGGGTGAGCGAGAATCGAAGGGTCGGTGACGAACGTGCACCACGCCGTAATGGCGTTGGCGTCGCTGATTCCGTGCCCGTCGAACTCGCCGAGCGAAAGAATCACCCTGCTCTCTGCCGCTTCGGCGACGGCTTCAGCAACGAACGTCTGGTTGGTTACGTCGGTGTCGTTGTTGAGGTACGGGACGTAAACGGCGCCACCGATCTTCGGAGTTTCGCCTTCGCGCTTGCGGTAGAAGTTGTGCCACCAATTGTGACTCTGGTCGGCAAGCACTGAGTTTCGTTGCGTCAGATTCCACGTATTGGAAGACGAGGCAACGCTCACCATTACGTTGCCGATCTTGTGCGGAGTTCCTTCTACGAAGCTAGGCCCACAGCCGATTGCCAGTGCGACCGCGGCCAGCGCCGCATGCGCATTCATTGGCGGCCGTGGGCCTAGGGGAATCTCCCTTGCGGGTTGTGGTAGTAGTTCGCGAAAGTGTCGACGTCGAACGTCTTCGCCGACGCACCGACGGACGAATACGTATTGTTCATTGCCCCGACCACGGTGCCCGCCGGGCACGCCGTCCACGCGACGCTAGCGACCTGCACGTGGTCGATATCAAAGTAGGCGTTCGCCTGGCCGGCTTCGTGGCTAACCGTGAACGTCTTCGCCGTAGTGCCAACTGCGATGCCCGTGTCCGAGCAGGTGATCACGCTCGCGGCAACACAGCACCCTTTCCAGTTCACGCTCGCGCTTTGGCCTGACGAGCCGGGCCGGTCGTAGACGAACAGCATTCCGTTCGTCGGGTAAATCTGCGACGCAGCGCTCGTTGATGCGTAGCCGATGTTGTTTGCGAACTCAGCTGCGCCCGTCGAAAGGGCCTCGTTGAAGGAGCGTGTCTCGAATTCGACCGTGACGTTGGTGTCGAGCGGATAGGATCTGCCGTTGCCCGCGGTCGCGCTCCCCGATTCGACGATGCCTCCGAACGATGTCGCCGCCGCGCTGACAATGAGCCGTAGCGATCCGACAACGCCCGATCCGTTCGTGTTCTGCTGGACCGTCGAGATCGTTGCCGACTGAATGTCGAGCCCGTTCGGGGCCATGTTCGAGTTGACCACCGGGAGAATCGGCAGTGCGAGATCGTCAACGTACGCAAAGCCTTCCGTCGCTCGCGCTCGGGACATGTCGACACGCCGTGCGAGCAGCGTCGTCGTTCCCATTGTGATCGTATCGCGGATTCGGTACGTGTAGTAACCGCCTCCGTGCACGAGACCCTTTGGCCCCGCGCTGATGCGAGGGCCGGCCGCGAACTCCGCGGCGGTATCTACGCGCGTATCGCGGATCGCGCTCCACGGCGTTCCGCCGGTGCCCTGCGTGAGTACGTAGACGCCGCCGTCACTGAGGGTCGTCGGGTTCTGCAGCAAAAAGCGATCGCCAGTGACGAGCGTCACGTTGTCGACGGCTGCGAGCACGCCGTTCGCCGTAGCGGTCAGCGTGAAACCGACGCCGGGGCCGCCGCTCGACGTGTACGTCGGGAGCATTGCGGTCGTTACTGCAGCAACTTCGACTGCCGTGCTAGTGCTGCTGCCAACACCAGAGATCGCAGTATCGACGTACGTCTTCGTGGTGAGATCGGTTCCGACTGTTGGGGCGCCCGCGTTGAACGCCTTTTTGGTGTTCAGATCGAGCCCGGAAGCGTTGGCCTTGATCCCGCCGAGGTTGTCGATCACCGCGCCGAACCGGCCCGCATGCGGGTTGTGCCCGAAGAGCAGCGCCACGACGAGCGAGACTGCGGCCGACAGAGCGGCCAGACCTGCGAGACCCTTGAGATTCGTTTTCATGATCAGCTTCCAGCCTCGATCTTGTCGTTTGCGTCGTTCACTTGCAGAACGTCCGTCGTGTTTCCGCCCGCGCCGTCGCCTGCGCCGAGTACGTCTTGCGTCAGGCTGCCCGGAGGTGACGGGGGCGGCACGACGACCGCCGTATCCACAGCCCCTGCCGAGATCGCGATCTGCACAACTTGCTGCTGCGTGCGGTTTCGCTTCGGTTGGGGGCGTATGAATGCGTCAGCCACGAGGCTAGGCTAGCGCCCGCGCCCCAATCCCCGTCGCAGGCATTACAGCTCGATGATCTTCGCGGGGAACGAGGCGGCGATCTTGATCTGATCGTTTACGGCCCACGTGAATGGCACCAGGTTCGTCAGCTGCCCGGCGACGCCCGACGGTAGGATCATGAGTGTTTGCGAGTCGAAGAAGTTGACGCTACCGCCCCGATTGTTTGCGGGCGTCGACGAATCGCGCAGCTCGACAGATCCGGAGGCGATCTGCCCGCCGGCGAGCTTTGCAACGTCGATCTCCCACGACAACGCCGTAAAGGCGATCTTCAGCGAGCCCGTGCCCATGTTCGTGGTGCTGCCAAGCAGCAGCAAGAAAGAGATCTCGATGTTGTCGGTGCTGGTCTGGCGCCACCACGCGTCAGCCTCGCCGTTGCCGAGAGAGAAGCCGCCACCCGACGCCGACAGGGCCGGGACGAACTGCGCCCACTCGGTTGGGCCGTCACCCAACCCGGGCAGGGCCACGCGTGTACGCTGCCGCCCTGGATCGTCGGTGATCGTCGCTCCGATACACTCGATCTCGAGCGTGTCGCGCCCCTGCGCAACGCCCGTCCCGTTCACCAGGATTCGGCGATTGCCGGGCAGAAGAGAGTCGAGCAAGCTCATGGCGATCGAATCCGTATTAGGGCGCGTGCGTGTAGTTGATCTGGATCCCGGCCAGACCGAGCTTCAGGATCGCGGCGTTGGCGCCGGCCTCGCCGGTGAGGCGAACGAGATACCGGCGGAACTGCGACGACACGAAGCGGGAAGTTGTGAGCACGATCGTGTGCTGCGCGTCGTAGGCGGCTTGGGTGCCCGACGGGTCGGTGACGCTCGCGGAGAATGTCGTCGCAGCGGTGCCGGGGTCGACCTCGAGAAATTTCAGTGTCGGCTTCGTTGCCGGCAGTCCGGCGTGCGCACCAACACCGAGCGCCGCCGTTCCGCAGATGAATGCAACCACGCTGGTAACGGTGATCTGATCGGGCAGGACCATCTCAAAGTCGAGCGGTGTTGCGGCCGAGATATCCGTTTGCACCCACAGGCCCGGTGCCGTGCCGCCGCTGATCCAGCTCCACGTGCCGCCGACGATCGTGTCTTGCCGACCTGCCGGCATTGGCATCATGGCGGCGCCGTCGGAAGCGCCCGGCACCAACCGCTTGAAGTACGCCGTTCGGTTTGCCAACGCCGTGAATGGCACCACAACGGACGCGGCGTTACGCGGATCGCCAGGATCCGGCACCGTTACAGGCGTGTCGTAGCTGTCGGTGTCGGTGAGGCCGTGCGACATGTCGGGCCTAGGGTAGCGCCCTCACTGCACCGCCAACGTGAGCAGGTTTTCGCCAGCGCCGCCGACCCAGATACCGCCGTCGGCCCACGTATCTGCAGGCACGTCCCATGTTTCTGCCCCGCCGATCCGCAACGTGATGTACCCGAGCGCGTGCGCGGCATTCCACTCGTTGGGCACAAGCCGAATCTCGGCGACTTCAGCAACCGTCAACGACGTGTCCCAAGTGCCGGTGTCGTCCCACGTTCCGGGGTCGCTCCAGATACCGTCATCGGTGACGGTGCCGGGCCAATCGAAGATCAGCCACCAACGCGCCCAACGTGCCGTGTCTCCGTCCCATGGCGATCCGGTTGACTCGGTGATCGCACCGCCGATCTCCGAGTGGAAGCGCTTGCCGCTTTCGTACACCAGATCGATCGCGAATGGCGCTGCCGCCCAGAAGAGCTGCAGCTGCCGAAGCATCGCGTACGGCCCGCCGCGTGTCTTGTGATCGTCGAGCCAGCGCAAAAGGCGTGCGGCGTACACGGGATCGAGCTCGTTGGGGCCCCTCGCGATCTTGCGGCTGCGCCCGGTGAGGCCCAACGCGTCGACCGACTCGAGAAACAGAGGGAAACGCTTCTTAGTACCCTCGACTGCTGCCGCTCCGATCAGATCCATGTGGATCCCGAGGCTGTACAAGATCTTCTCGGCCAGGCCATGCTTCAGCCACCGCGGAGAGATCTCACGGATCGCATCACGGAACGTGAGCGCGGTCAGATTGGGCGCGTGGACGAGCAGACCTGACATGGATCACACCGTGCCCGGAGGGGGAACCTGGTGCACGACGATTCCGATCGTGCCGAGCGTTGCAACTTCGTTGGCGTCGAGCGACAGATCGCCGGCGGGCGTCACCATGGCAACGTTGAATACGCGCAGGCCCGGATCGGCACCAGCAATCGCGTTTTGAATGGCCGAGACGTAGATCTTGCCAACGACGCCCACGAGATCGCCGCCGATCGGCTCGGTCGAGAAGAAGCGAGTGAGCGACGCGGCGCAAAGATCCTGGATCTGGGCGTCGCTGAACCCGCTATCGGCATAGCAGTACACGTGCGCGCCGACGTTGACTGGCACCTCGTCGGCCGAGTGTGTAAAGGCCGTCACGGCGAGCGGCGCGGACTGCGTTTGCACAGCCGCGTCCACGAACGGCAGGTCGGACGGGTCGATCCCGCCGGCGGCGTTTGCAACGTAGATATCGACACGCCCGAAGCCGTCTTTCGTGAGGCGCACACGCGTCACGCCGATGTTGGTACCGTCGCCGCGCACCGCCGAGCGGCAAACGAACCCATACGCATCGGGCGGGCCGTTGGGCGACAGCGCGCCGAGCTTCTCTTTGCAGCGAAGACGCAGGGCCGGGTCGAGCTCTGCGTCTAGCCCGATGATCGCGCTCTGCAGGCCGCACGTGACGCCCGGCAGCGGACTCGTAACGATCATCACGTCGGTGATCAGCGCAGTGCTTGCCGAGCCGGCCTGTGACGCCTGCAGGATGCACGGGATCCCGCTCGAGACGCTTGGGATCGTGATCGGGCCGACGTTGACGTACGTTGCACCTGTTCGGCCGTTGGTGATCTGCAGCTCGCCGTCGGCCAGGACGTAGATCCCGCCCGAGGAGTTTGCAAGTACGGCCGAGCCCTGCCCGAAAGTCGCCTCGATGCGATCGACGCCGTACACGTTCGACGCAAGCAGCGTGAGCCAGTCGCCCGAGGCAGTGTCGAGGAAACCCGACTTTGCGATCTCGGCCGTCAGCCGCGAAAGCGCAGAGATCAGGATCGACGTCGCTGCGATCATCGTACGCACGACGCCGCCGGGCTTCCAAGTCGTAGTGTCGACACCGATCTGCGCTAGGACGCTGTAGATCGAGAGCCGCACCTGATCGACGGTGAGCGGCTTGGTGAGATCTTCGATCGGCGTCACGAGGTAACCTGCTGCAGTAGGGTAGCGCCGTCAGTCACGACGACGATCAGGCTGAACGGCCCAAGATTCGGGTCTTTCGGCGTGACGCGCACGTCGATCTCAAGGCGCCGGCGGGTTGCGTCGTACGTCACGACGGCCAGCGCGTTTGACACCCGATCGTCCTTCTGCAGCTCCGTTGCAATCTGCCCCTGGCAGCCCTGCAGGTCGCCGAGCGTCTTCGCGGCGTGCAAAAACTCGGTTACGTCGATCCCATAGTCGAGATCGTCGGGCAGCGTCTCGCGGCGCGTGGTAATTCGGTGGTAACAGTCCTGCGCCAACGTTTCGGTGCTGTTGGGGTTCGTCGTGCCGAGTGCGGGGTCGAGATCGTTGACGCACTTCAGATCGGTGCCGTACCCGACGGCGGTTGTCTCGGGCACGATGCGAATCAGCGTGAGCTGCCCGTCAGGCGCTTCGATGATCCCGTCTTCGGCAAGCGTGGGCGGTGACGCGGTCATGTGATCGGTGCTCCGTCGAAGAAGGCGCCGAGAATCGCGCGCGTTGGGGGCGTTGAAGCCGTCAGGATGATCGCGCCGGTGGGGGCGTTGGGTTGCACGTTCGGCGCAACCTGCCCTTCGAGCGAAACGGCAGCGGCCGGGCCTGTGTACGCCCACAGATCGATCGACGTTCCGAGCGCGAGCTGTAGCGCGGAGATTGCGGCAAGCTGCCCTTGCAGCTCGGCGATCAACTGCGCGAGCGCGGCGATCTGGATGTTGACTGTCGGAAGGCCGATCACGATGGCCGCTTGAATGGCAGCAACGAGCTGTTCGGCGGTTGCGAGCTGCGCTGCGAGCGTCGGCGGCGTCACCGAGATCCGCGCCGACGCTGCGAGAGCTCCGGCGAGACGGGGCTGGATCCCGTTGATAAACAGCGCCGTTGCCGCGTCGACTTCGGGCATTGCAGCGCCGAGCGTCTTGCCGCCAAGAAAAACCGCGCTCACTTGCCGTTGCCCGCAAGCACGTGCGGCCTCCCGGATTCGATGATCCCGACGGAAGGCGTGAGGATCGTGAGAACACCTGACGCAGGCGCGCCTGCAACGGTGCCCGTGAAGGCGATCGTCGGCGGGAAGTAGACGGTCACGCTATCGCCGAGGCACGCAACAGGGGCGGCGCCGCTCGGCCCGCCTAGGGTGAGCTCTTCGGGAATGTCTCCCGGCCCGCCCCTGCCGACGAACCCCGTGATCGCCGGCTGCGCGCGATCGCCGTCGATGAATTGCACGAGCACTTCGCACCCGCGCGCGAGCTTGGCGTGGCTTCCGCTGACGCCCGGCCACATCGACGTCGCGATCGTGTTGGGCAGATCCTTGCGCGAGCCGCAGCGCTGCAGGTCGGCGCGATCCGAGTTCATCCCGATCACGCGGTAGCGATAGATCCCGTCGAGCCTTCGATCGATCAGCCGTTCGACGATGGCGCGCAGCGTGTCGATCAGCGCCGTGCTTGCACCCTGCCCTGCCCACACGAGCATGCGAAGGCTGTCGGCCGTCGCCGCGATCTCGAGTGCCGTCACCGTCGCCGGCGCGTCGAGCCCTGCCGTCAGCACGGTGCCGATCCCAACCTTTGAGACGTCATCCAGCGCCAGCGTGATCTGCCCGTGCCGCGGGTCGTGCGAGATCACGGTGTAGTCGTCGGCCACAGGTACGGGCGGCGTCCGAGCTCCAACGCGCGTCACGCCGTCGTAGTCCACGCGCCAAGGGATCCCACGGCACGCATCTTCGAGCACGCGCGAGGCAACGCCTTCCGGACGCACGTAGTCGACGCCGAGGCGGGCGCCAATGGCGCTCGCGTCTGGCAGTTTCTCGCCGACCTGCCCCGCGACGGCCTGCGCGACGAACGAGCCTTTGACGCCTGCGTCGTTGTGGTCGGCGCGCGATGGCGCAAGTGTCTGCCATCCGGCTGCGCCCCCCAAGATCCGGGTGCGCCGCTGCAGCCCGAAGGTGCCGTCACGCTTCGGGGCGCGAGTGCCGACGAACGTTGCGCCGTCGATCGTGATCGCGCAGCCGAAAGGTGTCGCGGGCAGGTCTGGCGCGTCGTCGGCGAAGTCGACGTCGGCGTACCAAACGCCCACTCGGGGCACGTGGATCGAAACGCGCGTTGCGGCAAGCCCGTTGACGGCGATCGTGGAGCTCACTTGGAAAGCTCCTGCACTTGCGCCGTCAGCGCTTCGATCTTGGCGTCAATGGGATCCGTTGACGCGTTCGTCTTCGCCGCTTCGGGTTTCGAGAGCGCGATCTGCGGTTTGCGCCACTGCAGACACTTGATCGTGATGAGGTAGCCGCCGTTGTCGATCTCGACCGGCTGCAAGACGTCGGTCACGACGCAGGCGCCAATGTCCAGATCGGCAAGCCATGGGTGGTAGATCGCGAGAGCCTTCGGGCGACGGCCCACCGGGCCCTTCGCCACGAGCGTGCTCCACGACGCCCAATCTGCCCAATCGTCGGAGGTGTAGAGCCGCAGTTCTATGTCGAACTCGGCGAGCTTCGTACCGAAGAAGACGGGAAAGGAGCCGCTCAGGCCGTAGCCCTGCCGCTGATCCCACCGACGAGGGCTGCCGGCACCGGTGACCGTTGCAAGGCCCGGCGAGCGCTGCCAGGCCACCTGCTGCCCTTTTGGCGGATCGAACGCGAGCAGCACAACGTCGATCGGCGTCGTGAGCGGGTCGAACCCCGTGGACATTATGCGGCCTCCGGCGAGGGAACGCGTGCGCCGAGGTGCGCTGCGACGCCCATAAACGTTTCTTCGAGCTCTTGGCGGAACCCGCGCGCCGCAGCACGCCCCTCGGCCTCGCTGTTCGCGCCATGCACGTGCACATCCCCGAAGTGCACCGAGCCGCCGGCGCCTGCACCCGTTCGAGCGCCTTGCCGCCCTGGTGCGCTGTCGTCGCCCGCGCGCGCGTACCCGCCGATCCCGGTCCGCACGGGCGCGGTTGCTTCTTCGACGTCGCGCGCCATGTTGCGCGAGCTCTGCTGCACAAGCAGTCGCGACGAGTCGAACCCGAGCGCCACGCCGGCGCCGGCGAAGAAACCGCGCTTCGCCATGACGGTGCTAGGAGAGTGGATCCCGAGCGCCTTTTCGAAGCTATCCTTCGCCGTATTGGCGAGCCGCTTCATTGCATCCCACACCTTGGATGCACTGTTCGCGATACCAACAACGACCCCTTCGACTAGCGAAGAGCCCAACGACGCCCAATCTTGTGACGAAAACCAGTCGTACGCCTTTGCGGCGAGATCGATCACCTTTATGAAAGCGTAGCCGAGCAGCAGCAGCGGCAGCGTCACGCCGAAGACGGCGAGCGCCAACACGCCGAACGCAAACGCAAGCCCGAGTACGACGGTTGCGCCTGCAGCAAGCGCAATCCGCGTAGTGTCGATCTTCGCGATCGTCTCCTTCCCGAACGCGTCGCGGATCCAGTTGCGCACCTTCAAGATCCCGATCGTCAGGTACAGCGCGGCGATGATCATCCCTTGAAAGAAGCGCTTCACGATGGGGGCGGCACCGGCAGCGCCATCGATTAGCGAAGGAAAGAGCGCTTCAACGATTGCCTTCAACGCCCGGCCGCTCGCAGTCGACTGCGAAAAGAGATCGGTGATCATCTTCACGCCCGCCGCGAGCTTGTCGATCTTCAGCCCCGAGAAGAGCATGGCGAAACTCTCGTGCAGCTTCTGCGAGAGCACAGTCAGCGAGAGCATCTGCCGCGCGGCGATCCCGCCGAGACGTGCTTTGACGTCGTTGGCGAGTGCCTTCACGCTCTGTCCCGTCAGCGCCGCACCGGCAGCCCACCCGGCAAACGCCCGCGCCTGCGTCTCGCCCTGCGTCGCAGCGGTGATCGACACCCCTTCAAGGGCCGCCTGCAGGTTCCCGCCGCGCAGCCCCATGCGGTAGAGCTCTTCGGCGTATCCCGCCACGGCGTCACGGCCAATCGCAACCGAGCCGGACACCCGATCGATCTGCTCTTGCAGAAACGAGGCCGTCTTGCCTGCGTCCTTCTGCGTGCCGGCGAACCCGCTCCAGAAGTTGCGAATCTTCGCCAGCCCTTCGAGCCGCAAGAGCTCCGAGCGCCGCGCGTCGGCTGTGGCGATCCCGTACTTCACGAGCGACGCCGCAGCGGCTGCCGTCGCCACAGCAACCGCCACGATGGCTGCCACCAACGCGATCGCGCCGGCAGCCATAGCCAGTTGCGCGCCCGTAGCGCTCTTCAGCATCGGGATAAACCGCCCCATCGGCCCGAGTGCGCCCGTCACATGTTCGCGCAGCGCCTCGATCGCCTGCCCCTTCGGCGCCGCCTTTTGCGCCTCCGAGATCGCCTTGAACGCCGCGCCCAACCCGTGCAGGCCCCCGTCGGCGGCAATGCTCGACTTCTTTACCCGCTCGAGCGAGGCGCCGAGCTGCAGAAGGCCCGCCTGCGAGCCGGCGATCGTCGCCTTCTGCGCTGCGATCTTGTCTTTCAGCGACCCGATCGCGCTGTCGGCCGCAACACCGCCGCCTTTGAGGTTTCGCAGCGCGCTCTGCAACCCGCGAAGTGCGCCAACGTCCTGTTCGATCTTGCCCTTGAGAGCTTCGAGCGCGGCAGCGCTGGACGCAGCAGGGCCGGACGTCGCGTCTTCGAGCGCGATCCGGAACGTTGCAGAAGCGTCTTCAGCGGCCATCGGACAGAGCCTTCACGATCTGGCGAAGGCAATGCAGGCCTTCCGCAAGTAGGATGGCGCCCGCTAGCTGCTTGGCTTCGGCGTTGTCGCCCTTTGCCGGCGGCGTGCCGAATGCTGCTAGGAGAAGTTCTGCTGCGGCTCCCGAATGCTCCCGGCCTTCGCTCGCGAGCCGTTTTATTTTGCAGCTTGATCGGACGCCCGCGCACCCGCGAGCAGCACGACGGCGTCGCCCAACCGCGGCAGCGTCGCCGGCAGCCGGTCGAGGATCCGATCGATCGTGGCGTGATCGGGGTACACGAAGCACGGCCGAACGAGCTTGTCGATCGAGGCCGTGTCGAACTTGGCTTGATCTTGGAAGCGCCGGAAGTTGCCGGAGCTTGCCCGCTTCACGATGATCGCGCCCATGTCGGTTTCGACGACGGCGATCTCCGAGCCAACAGCGCCGAGCTTGCAGATCGCGTCGGTGATCGCCTCGGCGTCCGCCGCTTCCCGTTCGAGCTGTTCGATCTCCGCCGTCGATGCGGCTTGCGCCTCGGCGTTGGCGCGTGCGGCCTCGGCTGCGGCCTTGCGAGCGCGCGCCTTGGCTAGTCTGTCGTCGGTGTCGCTCATGGGCTACCCTGCGAGTCGTCGAACAGCACCAGGCCGTTGCGACGAATCTTCATCACGCTGATCTCGACTTCATCCTGCAGTACCTCGGCGCCCTCTTCGTGAGCGGCGCGGTTGGCGACGAAGCGGCAGCGCTCGAACTCGACCGTCAAAGGGTCTTCGTCGGCCTCGGAGTACTGCAGCGTACCGTTGAATTCGATCGTTCCGTAGCTCGTGCCCGATTGCGACAGGTCTGCGAGCTTCTGCCGCAGCGCCTGCACGGTCGTCGACGGGCCTTTGACCTTGAGGGGGTCGGGTACGTACTTGCCCCTGCTGCGCGCGCGCGGGGCCTGGTGCTTGCCCATGCCGTACGCGAGCACAACTTCCAGCTTGTCGCCGAAGTCGACCGACGTGAAGCCGGTGTAGCGCTCGCCAGCGACCTTGAAGATCAGAGATCCCCAAGACATCTGATTGCCGTTTACTCGGATCTTGTCGGCCATGATCGGCGCCTCACACCTTCAGCACTTGCAGGCTCGGGTTGAAGAAGCCGATCGCGATATCGATCTGCTTCGGGTACGCGAGCGGTACGATCCGGGCCTGGCCGGTGAGCTTCTTCGAAACGAGCAGGTTGTCGGTGCGCGAGAGCTCGAAGTCGACGTCGGACGCCTTCGGCTTCGAGCGCAACACCTCGCGCAGCACGGCCTTCGCGCCGCTCTCGATCTCGAGTGCTTCTTCTTCTAGGATGAAGCCGGTGTTCTTGTCGACGAGCAACGGCACGTGCAGGCGCCGCAGGAAGTAGAGACGGATCGCCTCTTTGGCGATGATCATCACGCGTCGATGTTGGAAGAACTCGAAGTCGGAACCGGCAGCCGAGAGAAGGCGCGGGTTGTTGATGTAGACGCCCGGGATCCCGTCGACGGTGCGCAGGCACGTCGCGCGAGAGTCGTCGAGCCCGGGATTGACGGCTTCGTCGTGGCAGTCGGGATCGGGGTTGCCGCCGGCGGTACGAATGTCGACGCCGGGCAAGGTTCCAAGGTTCGTGTCGGCCGTGTCGATCTCTTCCGAGACTGACGCCGCCCTGGTTGCGATCGTCATGCGCGACGGCCGGCGGTACTGCCGGAACGACACGCCCGAGACCGTCTTCGCGGCGCCGGCGGTAACCATTCCGACCGTCGTTGCGCGAGCCGCGAACACCGCGTCGAAGGCCGTCTTGTACGCCGCTTCGCTCTCGCCTGCGTTGGGCATGCGGAAGGCGCCGATCCAATCCTTCTCGGGCATGCCTGCGAAGAGCGTACCGAGCGCATCGAACGCCGTGCCGTCGAGCGGTCCGACGACGTCGCAGATCTCCCACGCAAGCTGCGAGGCGTTCAGCGCAGTGATCGCCGTTCCGAGTTCGGTGGAGTTCCAATTCGGCGCGTGCGTGCGCACCTTCACGATATCGCCGGCGACGAGCGTGCCTGCAGCGAAGTTGAGCTGCGCGCCGCCGGATCCCGGAAACACGAACAGCGCAGCCGTTCCGAGCGCAGTCGTGGCAGAAGGCGTGCGGAAGTTGTCGTAGGAGTATTGAAACGTGATGCCGGTGACGCCGATCGTCCCGCCTGCGATCACTTTGAAGTACAGATCGTAATCGTCGTTCGGCGTGCCCGTGGCCGTGACGACCGAGGTGCCCGTCTTGCCCGTGCTGTCGACGGCGTCAAACGTTGACGCCACCGACGCGCCTGTCTTGACGCACAGCACCGGCAGCTTCGTGATCTCGATGAAGTGGCAGGCTTCTTCGACGAGCGGCCCGCCGACGAACGCCGTGATCACGTCCTGCTTGCGGCCGAACGCCGCGGGGCTGTTGACCGTGCCGCCGTCGCTCGGACCTACGATGGCCAGGATCTTCTGACCGCTCGGTAGCGCGCCGATCTGCCCGTCGAGCTCTGTGATATTGACCGCGGGTAGCGACATGCGTGCGTCTCGTGTTCAGGGGTTCGTGATCACAATCGGGGAATCGGTGACGTCGAGTTCTTCAGGCGTGATCTCCGCCCGTAGAGGTGGATCCACGATCGTGGGTGTCTCGTCGGGGATCATGGCTTGTATAGCGCCCACCAAACGGATCCCTGCGCCGGCGCGCCGTTCGTTCTTGTCGGTGATCCATCCCTGACTCACGACGCGGATCGTTCCGTGCGCTGCGAGGTATGCCGCCCTCCACCACGCGTCGTAGAGCAGGCGCACGATATGGTACTGAGCGCGCTCGTCGTTGCGCTTGCCCGTCGACGCGTCGCTGCTCGTGATGTAGATCGTGAAGAGCTCTTCGAGCGTCGCGAGCGGCCGGCCCGGGTCAAGCCGGTTGGGGTACTTCGGGGCGTTCAGCACGCCGAGGTTGCCGGTCGGGTCGTCGCCCGGGATCCACACGATGCGCGCGCCGACGCCCTGCCGATTACCCTCACGCCACCCGAACGGGTTTGCCTTTTGCGCGAGCGCGTCCGACGGCGTGACGTCGCCGAACGTGCCGTCGAGCGCGAAGCGCGCAACGCAATCGTCGTGCAGCTTTTCGAGCGCAAGAATGATCGCGTCGGCCACGTCAGGCCCCCGTCACATCGGCGCGTAGGTTCGCTTCGACGACTTTGCGGATCGCCTCGGTGATCTGCCCGGGGATCTGCGCTGACGGTAGGATCTGCCGGCGGATCTTCCCCTTCACGGCTCCCATGTTGTGCAGCGCCTCGGGCCCGGTAAGCTTGGCGATCACGACGTTGCCGATCGCGAAAGTCGTGAGGGCGCCGGCGGCGTTCTGCAGCGGGCGCTTCCCTTCCTTCGTCGGCTTCCACGGCGTGCCGTCGGGCGTTTGCCCTGCGGCGATCGTCTTCGTGCTCTCGACATGCACCGCTCGAGCGACGTCGGGCGCATAACGCTCGCCGGCGCCCGGCAGCTTCTGCAACCGGCGGATCTGCGCATTGAGCGCGGCGAAGGCGGCGTCGTTGCTCACGACGCGTCGTCTTCCTGCCCTGCGTCTCGTTGCAGGTCGAAGCCGTGATAGGGTGACGCCTCCGAGTAACCGAGCGGCGCGCCCTTCGAGATCCCCGACTCCGAGGTGTTCGAACGGAGCGGCAGATCAAAGAGGCCGTCTTTTGCGTCGGCCGCTTCTTTGATCTCGATCATGGCGTCTTTTTTGCGCCCGATGATCTCGGAAGTCTGCTTGTCGGTTGGATCGATCCCGCGTTTGAGGTACGCCTCGTACGTTACGAGATCGTTAAGCCAGCCGGTAACGGCCCCGGGATACGGCGAGCCGAACGGTGCGGCGTAACGCTTGGCGAGACGCGAGTCGATCCAGTCCGACCAGCGTTGCAGCTGCGCATCGGTCCAACCCGCCTGATCCGTCTCGATCTCGTCGAGATATTCAGGCGGGATCACCGATAGCAGCTTGAAAGCTGCAAGTGTGAGGTAGGCCAAAACGGCCCCCGATCAGGACGCGCGACCCTTGAAGATCAGGTACGGGTGGCCGTAGGCGCCGAGGTTGCGGCCCTTGATCGTCCACTGGAACTTCGACGCACGCGCAAGTTGCGCATCCGTCTGCGGGCCGTTGTAGATCACGCTGAACGGCTCGCGGTTGAACCAGAGGATCGCTCCGAGCTGCGAAGACGCCATCTGCTCGGTAACGATGTAGTAGTCGGTGTCGGATCCGTTCGTGAATCCTGCGCCCAGCTCCGGGCACTCGATCGGGAGACCGAGGCCCCACGCACCGATCACCATGCTGATATCGGCCGAGCCAGCACCGCCGGTGCCGCCCTGCGCGATGAACTTCGCTTGCGTCAGCTGCTGCATGCGCGCAGTCATCGCCGGCGGGTGCAGAATGTAGACGGGCTTCAGGCCGCGGGGATCTTCCCCGTTCGGCATGCGGATCCCGCGAATGTATGCGATCGCCTTCTGCAGGTTGATCAGCGCCTGATCCAGCGTGACAGCACTCGAGAGATCGAGCGCGCCCGGGTAGGACGCATCTTGCGGATCCGTTGCCGGCGTCGACGCGGCCGCACCGGTGAAGACGTTGGCGAAGGTGCCGACAGCAGAATCCATCACGTTGATCGGGTGCGTCTTCGAGAAGAAGACCTGCGCGTCGTACGACGTGAAGCCCGCCTGATCGCCGTTGCGGATCAGCGCCGCGATCTGCTTCTGCGGCCAGTACGCCGCGTATGCGCCGACCTGCCGAGACCACTCGGAAGCCTGATCGATGCCGCCACCGTCGAGATCTTCAAGCTCCACCTTGGCGACTTCGAGTCCGCCCGTGGCCGCCTTCCACTCGTACTCGGTCGACGTGCTGAGTAGCTCGTCGAAGAGCACGTCGCCGCCGAGGCGATCCTGATATTGGATTCCGGCGGTGTCGAGCGTCCAGATCAGCCGCTGCTTGCGCGTCTCGCCGGTCGGCCGCTGCTTCGCGACCTTGGCGTACCAGAGATCCGCGAGCAGACGCTGGTACTCGGCCTCGGCAATGACCTGCATGCCGGTTTCGAGATTGAAGAGGAACTGCGGAGTCAGCATTGTGTCGGGCTTTCCTGCGAGTCAGGGAACGGGCGAGCGGGGATCAGAAGTCGAGGCCGGTCAGGTGACCGATCCCGAACTCGAGAGGCGCCACGAGCACACCGCGGATCGTGTCGATCTTCAGCGCGCGTCCGGCGACGGAAAGAGTGTTGGTGGCGTCGGTGTTCGTGACGGTCTGATCGTCGAGCAGGTAGCAAAGGCTACCGATGTTCGCGGCGACGACCGGGTTGCCGGCGGCGTCGTTGACGCGCCAGACGCAGTGCAGCTCTTTGAAGAGCTTCACGGTGACGGTGCCGCCCGCCGCGGTGTTCTGATCGTCGGCGAAGGTGCCGATCGGGATCAGCGTGGTGGACGCGAACGCCTTCGCGACGAGGCCGGTGGACGTGTCGAGGCACGCCGTGCCACCCTTCCAAACCTGCTCAGTCTTGCCCTTGAGCTCGACAGAGCTGATCTTTTCGGTCGTCGTGCGGCGGGATGCAGCAAGCGCGGTCATGTCACGCCTTCACTTTCTGCAGGCCGAATTGCTGCACGTTGGTGTTTGGATCCGTCACGCAAACGAGCTCCGTTTTCTTGGCGCCCATGCGCGCAGCGAGTGGCGAGGCCATGAACTCGGCTCGAGCGCCTTCGCCCTGGTGTGCGCCGAGGGTCGCGTTGACTTCCGGCGTGATCGCCTGCGATCGGAACTGCGCCGGCACCGCAGCGACGATGCGCTTGCATGCGTCGAGCGGCAGGCCTTCGAGGCTCTTGAGAAGCGCCTCGGGCAGGTTGGCGTTGGACGCCATGAACGTTGCGCGCTCTTCGGCAGCAGCCCGCGCAGCGCCGGCAGCGATCGCGGCTTCGAGCGCCTTGATCCGCGCGTCCGATGCGGCGAGCGACGCGGCAAGGCTCGACGCAGCCGCAATGGCCTTGTCGTCCTTCTTCTCGTCGTCTTCGGCCTTCGCTGCGGCAGGGGCAGACGCGGCGGGCGCTTCGGCCTTCGAGGCCTTGTCGTCCTTCTCGTCTTCGTCGCCCTTGTCGTATGCCGCCAGGGCTTTCTTCGCCCGACTCGAAACCTTTGCGTCGTCGGAGTTCGAATCCTTCACGAGCGCCGCGCGGGTTGCGTCTTGATCTTTCTTCTCGGGATCCATGCGTGATGCCTCAGCGGAAGTTGCGGCTTGTGCCGTCGGAGCTTGTATAGCGCCCACCAACGCGTCGAACGTGCCCACCCGATCGGCGAGCCCGCGCGCAACCGCGTCGGCGCCGACGAGCACGCCAGCCTGCAGCGGCTCGGGATCGAACGCGCGCCAACCGCGCACCAGTTCGAAGAAGCGCGCAGCCGTCGCGTCGACCGTGCGCTGCGTCTCGGCCAATGCCTCCTCCGACAGCGGCGTGTGTGGGTTGCCGTACGCCTTCTTCGTGCCGCTCGTGACGAAAGCGAAGTCGGCGCCGGCGGCCTTGTCGGCGCGCGCGACGCTTTGCATCTCGTGGATCACGCCAATGCTGCCGACGACGGCCGTATCTGAAACCCAGATCTCCGAGCAGGCCGAGGCGAGCGCGTACGCTGCCGAGCACGCCTGGCTTGCTACGAAGACGATCAGGCGCTTCTTTGCGGCCTCGGCGTCGGCGCGGATCCCGCGGGCGCAGTCGAAACAGCCGGCGACTTCCCCACCGGGCGAATCGATCTGCAGGATCACGCACTCGGCCTCGGAGGCGAGCGCAGCGCGCACACGCCCGCGGATCGCGTCGTACGTGTCGAACAGGAAGCCCGAGAAGCACAGCGGACCGCACACGCGCACGACGGCTGCCTTGCCGTCAGCAACCAGGGCGGGGCCCACGTCGGGGCGACCGATCAGAAAGTCGAGGCCGAACGCTTTCGGGTCGAGCGCGAGCGGCCCGTTCGGAGCAAAGCGGGCGGTTTCATGCTGCGCCATCGGGGGATCCTTTATCGGTGTCGGGCGGGGTATCGCCCGCGGGGCTCTTGGTTTCGATCGCCGGCTCGGTGATCGTTGGGGGCGCGCCCGGGGTCGTGGGGATCCCGAAGCGGCTGATCAGCGCGTCGACGTCGAGCGTCACGCCGCCGGCAGCAAGCACGGGCCGCATCGTCGTGATCGCTGCGGCGACGGCGGCGATCGCGTCGGCGTCGGCCTTGCGATCGGCAGGTGGTGCGATATCCCACTCGACGCGCGGGCAATTCGGCAGAACGTCGAGCCCTTTGCGCTTGAACGCCCACGGCGGCAGGCCTTGGGTGTTGATCGTGTGTGCTAGGGATTCGGCGGTTTCTTTGATCAGGTCGGCGCGGATCGTTTGGTGGATCGACGCGTTGGCGAAACCGGTGCCGCCGGTGACCGTTACGACCTGCCCGGCAAGAGCGATCATGATCTCGAAGTTGGACGTGTCGATCTCGGTGCCGAACACCTCCCAGCCTTTGCCGTTCGACTCGAGTAGCTTCACGTCCCAACCCGACGGGAGCGAGAAGACGCTGTTCAGGCCCCACGCCATGAGGCGTTGGAAGAAGGAGAGCTTTGCGTCTTCGGATGCGCCCTGCGGCGTGAAGGCGACGCGCGCGGGGTTGGCAAGCTTCGCGCTGAAGTTCGCGCGGTGCAGCTTGGCGTGATCCTTCACGATGAAGGCGTGGCCGAGGCAGGGCCACAGCGCCGACTGCCAAGGCTGCAGGCGCCCGCCGGGTACGTGGAGGATCCACCGACCATCGCCGGGCGTGATCGGGATCAGCCCGGCGGTGCTCTGGAAGTACCACCGCCCTTCGTTCCACCGGTACCAAAGGAATTCCGGATCGAGCCGCACCATGACCGGGTGATCGCGCCCGGGTACGGCAACCATCTCGGCCACGCCGATCCCGCAGCCGATCCCGTCGGCAGCCAGGGCGGCAAGCTCCGCCGGCGGGAACATCTCGTCAAACACGCTGCGCGAGTCGTTCTGCCCGGTGAGCTCGTCGGTGAGCGCCTTATCGCCGCGAAAGCGCTTCTGCAGCGCCACGAGCCCGGACGTGCGCGTCTTCACCAACCCGCCGATGTAGCCGTCACGCTTCATCGCGCGCCACAGCTGCCCGACCTTGTGCATCTGGCCGCTGTCGGCCTGCAGCTGCGCCGTTTCGAGATCGGCGAGGTACCACCGCGTTTGCGTCGTCGGCAGAAGCTGGATCTGGCCGCCTAGCGCCTCGCGAATCTGCTCTTCAGACTCCTTCGAAACGCCCTGCACGGGCGTCGCGTTTTCGTAGGCGCTGAACCCCATAAGAGTTCGCGCCGCAGCTGCAAAGCGAGAGCTCAGGGCTTGGGCCATACGGCCCTAGGATGGCGCCTGCGTCGCTGCCGCCGTGCTCGCGCTCACCCGTACGGGTTGATCCCACCGCCGTACGGATCGATCCCTCGGTAGGGGTCGAACCCGGGCCCGGGATCTTCGTTGGCCGTGCTGCCACCGTCGTGCTCGTGTTCGTCGGCGAAGCGCATTGGCTCCCAGCAGCACAGCACGAACGCGTCGCCCGTGTCGCTCGAGCGGCCGAGCAGCACGCGGATCCCGTTGGGGCCGTCCTTTTTGATCAGCTGCAGCCGGTCCTTCGTTGCAGGATCGAACTCGAGCACGTGCAGGTCGCGCTTCAGCTTCACGTCTTCGGGAATGGCGCCGCCGGCGCGCAGCCACTTCTCGGCGTTGGCTGCCATCTCGTCGCGCAGCGTGACGTACACGAACGGCAGGCGCTGTGGCTTCCACGAGCCGAACGTCTTCACAAGCTCAAACGCGCCGAGGTTTCGATCGAGGTGGTCTACGAGCGCTCGGCCGACGTCGCGCCCAACGTCTCCGCCGGCGTCGTAGATGATCACGGGGCAGAGCTTCTCGACGGGCGCGCGCCATGCGGAGATCAGGGCGAGCGTTTGCGCAAGGTGCCCCTCCGGCGTCAGGCCTTTGCCGCGCCAGATCTCCAGCACCTTCTGACCGCGTCGGATCACGATCGCCGTCTCGTCGCCTTGCCCGCCGGGCCCGGCCGGGTCGAGGCCGATCCACAGCCGGCCCAACGCCTGCGCCGATTCGTACCGCTCTTCAGCTGCCGTCAGGGACGCCAGGGAGAACAGCTTGCGCTCTTCGTTAATCGCGAACTCGCCCAACACGTGCACGCGAAACCACGCCGAGTCTTCGCCCCACGCTTGCTTCTGCCGTTCGATCCATTCGAGCGTCGCGAGGCCTGGCACCTGCTCTGCGAACTCGCGCGTGACGTTCGGAGACTCGTACGAGCTGATCTCGAAGGTGTGATAGCCGAACGTCGGCCCCATCACCTCGGCCGACTTCGAATGGTGGCTGTCGTAGAACTCGCCTTCGTTGCGGGTGGGGTTCGAGATCAGACAGAGCCACGCGTTGCCGCCGGCAAGGTTGCCTTCGACGGCGTCGAAGATCTGCTGCTTCACGCCGGAGGCCTCGTCGATCAGATACATCAGGCGGGCGCCGGCGATGCCCGCGATCGCCTCGGCGTCTCGCGCGGTGTAGCCCTTGATCTCGCAGAAGAGATCCTTCCACACTAGGCCACCCTCGTGTGACTCGGCCTTCACGCCCGGGATCTTCACAAGCGCTCGCGCATAAAGCATCTCGATCGCGCGCCACATGATCTGCTTGACCTGCCGATCGGTCGTCGCCATGAGCACCACACGGGCGTCAGGCCCCATGGTGCAGTAGAACCAAAGGGCGATCATCGCAAAGACGTACGACTTGCCGACGCGGCGCCCGCTCCGGACGCTGACGCGCTTGTGGTCTCTCACGCACTCGAGGATCTCACACTGCTTGCGCGTCGGGCGCATGCCGAGCACTTCGCGCACGAACGCCACGGGGTCGTCGCGGTAGCGTCGAAGGCGATCGGCGTCCGTCTCGGGCGGTTGCAGCTCTTCGAGCTTCCGACGCAGGACCGGAGCAACGGCGCGCTCGAGTGAGATGTTACGCGCGGTCACGCGTTACGCGCACGACGACACGCCGCGCCGAACCCTCGCAGCCAATCGGCCAAGTCGCCGCGCGATCCGCAACGTGTCGGTACGGCGGCGTAGCCGAGCATGAAGTGCCAGAGGCTTTTCATTGTGTCGTTGCTCCCATGAGGATCTCGCGCAGCTTCGCCATGCCGTTGCGCTCGTCGTCGGGATCGGCAGCGCGCCGCTTCCCGCCGGCTCGACCGAGTGCATAGCGGCGTTCGATCGCCCGTCGTTGCTCGGGCGTCAGCTGCGCTAGCGCGCCTCGAAGATCGGCAAGCCGATCGGCAGAATCGATCCCGTCGATCAACGCGTCTTCGTCGGGCGCATCGTGATCGAACAGCGCACGCTGATCTCGAATCGTGGTGCTGTGACCGTTGCCGCCGTAGTTCTCTTGGCTGTGCTGCAGGTACTCGAAGGACACCTCGGCGAGGCTCCACGAGAGCGCGCGATCGATCGTTGCTGGCAGCAGCGATGAGGCGTGCGTACAGCCGGAGGCGATCAGCTCGTGACGCACTTCGAGCGTCGTCGGGTCGCGCCCCAACTGCGCTCGAGCGGCGTCGCGTGCGCGCTGGATCCGCTGTCGGCGCTTCGCGGCGTTCGAGCTGCCGGCGACCACGCGTTGGCGGTTGATTAGCGCGAGCACTTCGTTGTGGATCCAGAAGGCCGCAAACGTCGAGAAGGCCTGCCCCCGTTCGGGCTTGAAGAGCTCGATCGCGCGCACGAGCCCACCGTGGCCCGAGGCGCCAGCAACGGCCTCTTGGATCAGATCGTCGAGAATGTCGAGGCGTCCGGCCGAGCGGGCGCACCGGGTAGCAATGCGAGCGACGAGACGCATGTTGGCGCGGATCAGCTCGTTGCGTGCCGCGAGATCTCCCCGCCGGGCTCGGGCGCACAGCGCAGCGATCACCTCGGCCTTGACCTTGCGGTACGCGGGGAGCGGCTTCACGGTGCGGCCTCCAGCGCTGCGACGGCCGCACCGAGCGCCTCGGGCCATGGCGCCAAGGCGTCGGCAAGCCGGTCGGCCATGCGGCGGAACGGAGGGGACGCGGCGATCCGCACTTCGTCGAGATCCGCCGCGCCCGTCATCTTCCCGAGCGCCACCATGTTGCGCGTGAGCCGCTCCAGCCTGGCTGCACGCTTCTGCGGGCTCTCACCGTCGGTGCCGTCACGCATGGCGCTGATCTCTTCGAGCACCAACGCGTACACCTGATCGGCCGCAGCTCGGGCCGTGTTGGCGTTTGCCGGCCCGGGTTCGAGCGGCACCACATCGCCGCGCGCGCGCCCGGCCTCGTACACCGTATCCCAATCGATCTCGGGCGGGCCGCCACCGTCGCGCAGCTCGCGGCGTTTGGCACGGTCTGGCGCAGCTGTGCCGTCAAGCCACCGGATGATCGTCCGACGCGACACGCCGAGCCGCTGCGCTTTTTCCTCTTGAGTTCCGGGCTGTTGCTCCAGCCACACGGAACCTTTGGATCTCAACGCGGCGTCGCTTGGCACACACTGAGCCTAACGCATGCGTCACGGTGTGCCAGTCTTGCGGCGCAACTTTTTGCGGCCGGGCGCAACTTTTACCGCAACGTATGGTCACGCATGGTCACAATTACATTTTCGCGGTAACGGCTGCGCTAACGCGCGAGGCGCCTTGGCCTTACCGTCCCCCACACTG